ACACAACGTTAAATGGTGCAGGTTGGTATAGTAAACTCGCCTTCTACAACTCCATCGCCTTTGACTCCATACCAACAGAGGCAGATGGATTCACAGAGCAAGAATTAATTGATTACGTAATTGATAAATATGAATTAAAATGAGATACGTTATAGTAACAATAGAATGGTGCTTGGAACACGGTATAGTAGTTCCTGAACACGCAAGAAAGAATATTGATGGTACTAAAGTAATCTTACACGAAGATTGGTTAGGACCTGTTCTTTATAGTGAGAATAAAGAATCTGTAAAATCTTACCTCTATGACAGTAAAGAATTAAATGATATTCTTAACACTGAAGAGTGGAATAAGAAGGAGGAGTGATGGAAGAACAGAACAATACTTTCCTTGACTGTCTGCATATTGAGGTCAAGGAACTATACTCAAAAATCAATAAACTCAACCTCTTCCTAAATCAAGAAGATGTTGAGGTAAAAGTTGGTGCGAAACAATTCAAACTCTTAGGTCTTCAGTTACAAGTGATGAATGACTATGTTTGTATACTTGAAGAAAGAATTCGTGACTTAGAACAAAATATGAAACATGGCGATTCCAATTCCTGATAATTGTGATTACAAGTGGTATTTGGGTTATTGTTCGATGGGTATATCTTACGATAATAACACTTATACAAATAAAGGTGCACTGCAAGATAATATTATTCAGTTACAGATGCAATCAAATGGTTATTGGAATAATTTCGGTAGTTATGGAGGATTTAGAACAACTAAATTTCAAAGCAATAACTATAATACAAGTTATACGATAAGCTCATTTGATAATTATAGTGCTAATAATGAAGCTGATAAGTATTTTAATCGAATTCCTCTAACAATATGGCAGAGTGCTCCTATAGAATCTCATGTAAACGATATTGTCTTTTTGAGAAGAGCTGAACAATCTATGTTCAGTGGTTATCCTAATGATGCAGGTCTATTTTATATCGGAGATAATATTGTAGGAGATCCTTTGCAAGTCAAAAGAGAAAATAAGGTTGTTACACCTAACTTAAAGCCTTGGACTATTTATAAATCAATTCTTCCTAATGCTGAAGGTGCCTTGAGAGCTGAAACTGAGTTGAGATTTTTTCAACACTCTTTAGATGGAGTCAGCAATCTGAGAATCATGAGAACTACTTTTCATCCAGGTTGTTATTATGACAGTTATATGGGGAATATTACCAATGCTAATGCTGCAAAAATTAAATTATTTTTCCCTGAAGGAATCCTTAGTAGAGATCTATGGATTTATATTGTAGCTCAGGATTATAATGAAATGGCGAATTCAAGTTCTTGTAAACAGCCGGCACTGATTCGAATTTTGACCAATGATTCAGTTATAAAAGTACGTCCTACTTACATATCTAAAGTATTCACTACATTTGGAGGTCTTAATAAAATGCGTGTATACGCATTTAAAATTTGGCTCAACAATTATAGTAACGTAATTCATAGAATACGATTTGGACCTGATAACATACAGAAAGAACCTTATGATGGTCAATATATCTCTTGTATAGCTATACAACTCGGAGATACATCACTTGAGTATTGGTGGCCGAAAACTTACGAAGAATTCGAAGAGTCTATTGAGAAGTGGAAGTTGAAGGACTACTATCTTGGTAATAATGATTACTGTAGAGTTAGTTTTGAAGAAGCGAGTAGACTAGTTATGGAGGATTAAACGATTTATATTAATAAGTGGGACGACTAGTAATAAAGTCGTCCTTTCTTTTTGTATCTTTACAATTAATTAACCAATTAAATAATAAACAATTATGGCACTTATTAATTCTTATTATCCATTGTTAGATCTTGATATAGCTCAAAGAGGCTCGATATCTACTAGTCGACACTATTTAGAGATTAGTGCGCAAGGTTATAGAGGACCAGACGATCTTTGTGTTATCAGACGGGGGGGGGCGTACAAGAGCAATATAGCGATACGCTATATGAAAGAACTCGAGCAAGTATATTAAAATATGGTAGCGGTTTTACCAAAGTTAAAACTGTATTTGAATGGTTAAGTTTAAGTTCTTCAAGTTCTAAGAGTATAGAAGGAACATATATAACCAATAATGTATTAGATTTACATAATTACGAAGACGAACTAAAACCCTTCCTAGTTTACTGTTCAGCAAAAGATTTTAATGGAGACAATTGTCTAAAAAGTCTAGTATACAATAATCCGGAATCATATAATCTAGATGTAAATAGTAAATTCAATTGTATTCAACTGAAGCCCAATCAAAGAAATATATACGATTATAGGATGAAATTCAAAGAAACTTCGAGTAACATCAGCGATCCTAAACATGTAGACTCATTAAATTTTGCAATGCTCGAAGCTCAATATCCAGGTTGTTATACATTTACGAAGCCAGGAACAGCTCCTACAGATACCTTCTCATTACAACTCAAGTTTGAAGGTTTAGATACGAGTTATGTAACACATTTTACGATATGGATGCTCATTGCAAAGAAAAAGAGATTCTCTATTAAAAGTAATTGGGGAGAAGGTACGAGTGATGATTTTGGATATTGGGATTCAAATCTAGTCAACTCTCATCTCAATAATACAATGTTTCATATGCCTCTTCGTCTGACAATGCCTATTATGACTAGTAGTGGAGAAAAGAGGAGTTGGGATTATGAATTGATATGTTTCGAGAGAGAGCAGGAACGCTTCAACTCACAGGCTTGGTGTCGAGTTCGGTTACCGAATCGAACTCCAAAAGAAGTAGATTACGAAATACATGTAGGTGGAATACATGTAGAGTTTGGTGTACAAGCACCTAAGACCTACGAAGAATTTGTAAAGCGAGCTAAAGACCTTAATGTCAATAGACTCAAGTTCTGTGATAATGCAGAAGATACTGATATGTATCTAGATGTACCTTGGCCATCATGGGCTAAATAAGAAGTTCTTGAATTTATAAGGAACAAAGAGGCACTGTCTTAATGTTCCTTATACTATCTTTATAGCCTAATAAAAATCTTTATAATTATGGCTTATACAACAACTGATAGACCTGCTTATTTGTGGTGGGCAACTGATTTTGAAACCTCGAGTATTCCTAATCGAAATATATTAATTCCTAATTCAGGTTCGAAAGGTGACGACAACGCTTATTGTTTTTTTACACAACTAGATTTAGAAAGACAAGACGCTTTATTACGGGGGGGGGCATTAATGCAGGTAGTGCGATAAACTTAAATAATCAAACCTATGATTCTTTTAATAGATGGGATGTTACAAGTACAGATCTAAATACGATAGAGGATTGCTGTTCAATCTATCCTCAATACGTATTTAGTGGTTTGATAGAAATATTTAGTTATTATAGGCCCTTACGTAACATCTATCTCTATATTAAATGTGCTGAGTGGAATCTAGTAAATTCACAATATCGATATAATTCAGATAATACGTATTATTATGTTAAACCAGGAGAAGAAGTCTTCATTCCGTGTTCTGAAGAAAAATATGTCGAAGAGGTTGCTGTGTATATGACGAATAGTCCAGAACATGAAAATGTATTTGCAATATTACCTAATTACGCAGGAATGACTTGTTTATGGGACGATGCAAATTCTTATACCAATGCATTTCGTGTTTCTACTTTAAATTCAAAAGGACTCTGGATAGGTTTTACTTTCGATCAAGATTTTCTTGTACAGAATGATAGATGGAAATTTGATAAAAATTATTCTTTTATAAACGACATCTTCTATAGAATGATAATTCAAGGTCACGATACTTATATGTATAAATATAAAGTATTTGGAAAAGACCGTTATATCGCATTTCTTAAAGATAAAGAAGTTCTCGCAAACGAATTTAGGATTTATTCTTACGGTAGAAATCCTTATATTTCTTTTATGGCAGCCGATAATTGGTTACCTAGTAATTACGATGAATTCCTTGATGCAATAGAGAGATGGAAACTGAAAGATTTACATTTAAATGAACGTGTTACAATTCCTTTTGATAAAGTCAAAGATCTATCGTTAGATTTTTAAATATATATGTGGCAAGAAAAGTCGAACATCTTGCCACATTCTTTCTTTGAGAAGGAGTACTTTTACAATTATTAATCTTAAAAACAGTAACAGTTATGTATTATACATTTAATCCTATAAGATATTGCGGTAATAGTAGTGAAAATTCAGGTCTTGAGATTCCAGATAGTCCTTTTACTAGAATCGATTATCATGTTTATAGTAAAAGTGACGGATTCGCATGTAATCGGGGGGGGGGCCTGTTCTATAACGATAATCTAAATACTGCAGATATTAAAAAGCTTTATAACAATCAATTAAGACCTTTCAAATCTTTATATGATTACGTATCGTGCAGTCCGCTTTCAACATATAAAGATTTGAATGGAGCAGAAGTCGAATTCGTATCAACTAACTATTCTGGCAGTATAACAAATTTTTACCAAACTGATATAGCATGGGATGAATTAGATGAAGATTGTTATGTTCTTGTATATACAAATCCTGACGATCCGAAAAATTTTAACAGAATTACTTTCATGCCATCAAAAGGTATTAATTACGAAGAATATGACTTGACAAATAAACAGAATCATTTTCATCTACATAAAATACATAGAGGTAATTATAAGTTCTCGCTTTTCTTCGATAGAGTGAAAGAAACTATTCGCTGTAATTTTGGATTTTTCTTAGCATATTATCCAGGATGTTATATGTATCTAGGAAACCGAACTAGAGCTGAAGACTACGATTATTTTTTAGTCGATTGGGATGTTAGTACTAGTAAATCCTTCGGAGTATATATTCTTATGGCAAAAGATAAAAAGATTTCTCCTATACCTAGATTAGATAATAGTGCAATGATACACGGATCGACATTTGGAGATATAATATGGCACAATATCAATGATGATGATGCAAATGTTAAAATCCCTCTTCCTTACAAAATGCCCTTACAACTCTCTATGCAAGACCAATTTGGAAATAATATAAAATGGGATTATGAGTTGTATTATTATCAGGTAGGTTTTAACAATCCTCCTGCAGCATCTTTTCGTCCTAGTAGGATATATTGGCCAGTAACAAATAATATGAGTCCAGATCCTCTCTGTAATTATAGATATCATGTAGCAGGTATTACATGGGAATATAATATCGAACCTCCTAAGACGTATGAAGAGTTTGTTAAGAGAGTAAAAGATTACGGTCTTAATCGACTCTATTTCGATCCAAGTGAAGCTCATATCGATATTCCATGGCCTTCTTGGACTTAAAATACATTTATTTGGAGTATCTTTACATTGTGAATAAGCCTTGTTAATCTTAGTGATTAGATTTTAATTGTTTTTATTGGGTCCTGAAGCCTGTAGATTGTTAGTCGTCTACAGGCTTCTTTCTTAATAAATCTTAATAAGAGAGATAAACTTTTAGTATCTGTTGCTGCATGTGGTCCAAAGGCGTATCTTTAGGCATAAGAAATAAAACAATAGAAGATATGGCAACAAAAAATTTGACAACAAGAAGAAACGATATTATCTCTAAGATTCGTAATCTAAGTGAATTGAAAGAAGAAAGAAGTTCATGGGAACTCAAGACTATCAAAAATGACGGAACTTATAATTTTGATGCAGTAGATAAATACTTAAAGTCAGCCGCAAAGGTCAATCGTGCACAAGGTGTTATCAAGAGAATGATTAAATCATTTATGAACGATCTCTATGGTGGTTGGTCATTCGAAAACGATGAATATTTAACAGTATTAAATGATTTCAATAGATTCGGTCGTTAATAGACCGAATCTTCAATAAAACGAAGTTTAACATATAAATTTACAGTATTATGAGAAAAGATGATATTCGCAAAAGATTAGAGAAGATGGGTTACAAAGTAACTACTATCATGAACGGTAAAATATTGGTCTCTAATAGAAGAATCTCGAGAGTGTTTGATAGCTTAAATGCAGCTAGATGTTTATTTCAATAATCCTAAAAATTGTATTATCATGACAACAAAAGAAAGACAAGTAATCAACTATTTAATTTTTGGTTCAATTGTGTTCGTAGCCTGCAGTATCATCTGTACATTGTGTAATCCTGAAGTAATCTATGGAGGAATGTAATTATGACCTTATCATGTGAACAATGCGTAGATATCGTTGCTTTGGCAATAGAAATTCAAAAAGAAATTACTTCTCAATTTTACGGACAAGAAATTTCATCAACTGTTGAAAATAGTTCAGCATCAATTAGTTATCGTGTAGATGATGAAGGAGATGTTTTTATTACAAGAGTATTCGTTCAAAATCAAGAGTCTAAGAAGTTAGCTAATTTATTGACCGACTATTTTAATGAATAAATCATGTTACAAGTAGATAATTTCTTATGTCAGTGGCGACCGAAAGTGAAGTTGTTATAAAGAGACTCCTTCTAATACTGAAGATACTATTGTGAACATTCCTTATGAAACAACTGAATGGAATAAGGATTATCATAACGATTCATTAACTAGTACATCCTGTCATTATAGACACGCTTTAAAAGAATTGGCTAAAACGACAGGATCGAGAGAATTAAAGATAGAATTATTGTCAATGTATAGAACTGAATAATTATGGAAGAAACAGTACTTTTAATATCTTATTTTACTTCGCTTATATGGCGCAATTTATGTAACGTTTTGTGGTATGTGTGTTAAATATGCTGGAAGATTACAAAGAAATCAATTCTTTTGGACTTTTGCTACAATTTGCTTTACACCTTTTGTTACAGCAATTATGTTACATTGTTTAGGAAATAGTGAAGATTTTAAAAACGAATGATTATGAATTACGATGCTGAAGAAATTCTTAAAAATGAATTAAAGGAACTTCCTGACCATAAAGCAGAACTTTATGAAGAAACATTCCAAGCTATTATCAGAGCAATGGAAAAATATGCAGAGCTAAAAATTAGCGAATTATGACTAAAATCTCATTGAACGATCCTAAAGACTTTGATATTCAAAAGGATATTTGGAAAACTTACGGAATAACAGACGTTAATGATGAATTTAATCGACCTTTAGAATATCCTTGTGTTATTGTTTACAATTATATATCTGTAGAAGAAAGATCTCTTGTAAATTGCGAATTTGTATATTCGAAAGATTTCTTTCCTATACAAAATTAAAATTAGATTATGAACACAGGTAAAGTAGAAATAAGAAATGGAAAGGTCGTAAAGGTCTTTCCTAACGAAATCGAAAGAGTAGAGAATTTATTGAAGCATCTATTGAGTATTCATATGAAGCCTTCTACTAACACTCAATTAAAAGATAACTTCTATTTGTTTAGAAATGAAATGGCTTCATATCTTACTAATAGAATAAAGAAACTCGAAAAAGTATAAGTTTATGGAACAAGGATTATTTACATTTGCATCTACGCTTGGTTTATTAGTTTTACTATCAACAATAGTGTTCTATGCAGTTTCGTTAGTATGTCTTTGTGAATTATGTAAGAAGCAAGGACGCGAAGTTATAGGTTGGTTCATATTAGGAATTCTATTGTCGCCTTGGGTGATAGTACTTTTCTTACACTTGATTGGTAATTCAATAGAAGTCGAAGAGAAGATTAGAGAAGGATATTATAAAGACCTCTACGAACTCAAAAAGAAGAATGGGACTCAGCTTTGATCTTAGTGTTGAGATTAATCACTATCTTTAGGCTATCCAAATTTAACCATATCAATAATCAAAAATCCGGTTTTGATCTATAATCGAAACGACAATGGGAGTTGGAAACGACTCCCATCTTTTTAAGAGATACTTCTTTTTTTTTTGTCAAGCATAATTTTTATTATTGTCTAGTTTGCGATTCGGAGGTCTTGAAGAAGACCTCCTTTTCGTATAAAAGAAAGGTCCAATCGACTTTCTCAAGCAAATTGGACCTTGTGGCAAATACATAAACACACGTAAAGAATTTTATTAATACCATTGGATAGACGAAGATACTCTTAATATCACAACTTACCCAATAATTAGTTACTCATCAATAATACAACAAAAAAGAAAGAGGTGTTATAGGAATGTCAAGTATCTCTTCTCTTGCACGAGCTTCTTTTTCGAAGACGATATCTCTATAAGCTCCGTGACCAATAGAATTGATTTGTTTTAACCAATTTTTAAATCCTTCCTTAAAAGAAGGACGATACTCAAAACAATCACAGATAAATCTCACTAACCATTCTAGAACATACCAAATGTAGAATGTGAAGGGAGCAAAAAGCAGTAACCATAGGTTAGTAAAAATTGCTGCTAAAATAGCACATAAACAGCCTCCTATTACAGATAGAGATGCCCATTGATAAGCATGCGCTGCTTCGTGTCTAATATCTTCTTCGTCATAGGAAGAAGCATCGTTCTTACAAAGAAGAACAAACATAATTAAGATTGCTTTATAACCTGGAGGCAAAAACAACTTAGCTAATTTTGAATTGTAGATTATCTTCATAATATGTTAAATTTTTAATTACAGGTCTAAAGATAGAGAGAATTATTGATTCAAACAATACTTAGAGCACAGTAATTTCTATATAAAAATTGCATACTGATAATCAGGCAGTTATAGACTTTTGTTTATGTAATTATATTAAACTGAAGTTTAATGATATCATTTTTATATAAATATAGAATTAGGAATATAGATAAGAAAGAATAGTCTCATTATACAAGGTATAATATATTATATAAACAAAAGTCGTGAAAACAGTGATAATCAGATAGATAGAGAATAAGATGAAAGAAAATGAGATAAGATAAGACCCTAATGATAGGTGAAGAATTGAAAAATTAGTACTTTTACAATGTCAAACAAAAGGTCTGTGAAGATAATTGACTTGACTCGTATTTTTTCATAAATTTTTTGAGATTATTTCATGTTGATGTTATTGAAAAAGAAAGATAAGCGTATCTTTCTTTTTTTTTGTTGTTGTTAGAATGAAAATTAAGTTATATCTTTACAGCAATTAAAAAATAATATTAACATGAATAATATCAAATACAAAGACAAATTCGTTTTTGTCGAATTAACAAAAATAGCAATGTTTACTAGAGCCGAAAACGGTTCTATGGTAAAGAACAAGAACTTCGTGCTTATTTCAAGCGAGAGTCGATTAATCGAATATATCAGTGATATTCTTAATTACAGTAGAGAAGTTGTTAGAAGAACTCTTCTAAGACTCAAGTTACAAGGCTATTACATCTACAATAAAGAAAAGGAATATATTCTCATTCCTAAGAGAATGGAAAACATTCATATCGCTTATTTTTACACAAAAGTCTCTCTGTATATGAAAAAGATATTCTATCTAGCCAATGGCAGTAGAGTAGTTTGGACAGCGTTAGATCAATTGATATTCAATTATGTAGATGCTGTAAGATCGATATACGATTGCAGGTGTTCGGAGAACGAAATGCTTCTAAAAATAAAGAGTATATTCTATCAAAAAATCGATAGTATAGCGAAGAAATTTGAACTCACCAGAGCTGAAGTGATTAACGTAATAAACAAGTTTAAACTGCTATTTGGAAAGAGATGTTTTAGAAAGGCAATGCAGACTGAGAAATTTCATAGAAAACACCCATTTTCAATGACTTATACTCTTGATATTCCTAGAAAGAAAGAACTTAGAAAGATAATGGAAGAGTTCGAAAAAACTTGTATAAAGATAGTGACAAGAGAAAGGATAAAAAGCTACGAAGTAGATTACGAAGACAATTATGTTTTACCTGAAATTTATAATTGCAACTCATAACTATGAGAAAAAACGAAAATAAACAGGAAACTTTTTGGAGGTAATGAAAATTCTACTTACTTTTAGGCATTGAATTAATTCTAATTTAAAAATCATATGGAACTAAACATTAAAGAATATACTCAAGACGAATTCAATCAATTAGTTGAATCTCGCAATTACGAAGTGTTTTCTGCAGAAAGTGTGACAGCGTTTTGCAAAGATACCTTGGAAAAATCCAAAAAAGGAGAAATTGATGAATTCGAGAAATCTTGTGCTGTAGCTGATTTTGCTTCTTTAACTCCTGCAATTGTAGTAGGTCAAGATTTAATCAAAAGAACATTCTATTATAGAGAAAGTCAAACCGAAGCAGTTGAGATTCCTGAAGGTATCTTTAAATCTATTGACGATAAAATGTGTCGTAAATACAAAGAGACTGAATTAAATATCCTCAAAGGTATCGCAGGTATTAATTGTGCTGACGAAGATGCGATTGAAAAAGCAAAAGCTCTTCCTCTCGGAACAGAAAAGACTTACGGTGGTAAGCTCTATGTTAAGACTGAAAAAGGTTGGAGACCGAAAGCTAAAGGTTCTAACAAAGAATCGTTACAAAAGGAAAGAGAAGAAAAGGAAAAACAGTTAGATAGTCTTCATAAAGAAGGTAATCGTCAGAAAGAAGAGAGTCAAAACAAAGCAGCTCAATTCGAAAAAGAAACTGCTCCCGAAGTCGTAAGTGCAGTTCGTAAGATAATCAAAGATTATGAGAAGAAGGTAGGAGGATCCGACAACTTTGACGATATACTGAAATACGATGCTCCTAAAATTAGAGCGAAGTATTTCAAAGGAAAAGGTTTAAGTGCTAAAGATTTGAAAGTAGGAGATACTGTTCATACAAACTCTAACTCAAAAAGTGCACTATTGACTTATCAAGGAAAAGACGATAAAGGACGACATCTTTTCAAGAACGACAAGGGTGAGATTGAAAAAGTGAAGAGTGAAAATAGATTGTTCTATAAGAAAGAAGATGCTCTGAACGAAAGCAATATGAACTTCTTCATTCACCAAGAACTTCTGAAATTCTCTAAAGAAGAATCACAGAAAAGAATGAATAGATACGCCAAAGAAGTTGCAGAAGCTCGTAAAGTAGGAGAAGAATTGATGAGAAAACATCAAGAACGAGTTGCGAAAGAAAATAAATAATTTAACAACAAAAGAATATGAGATTATATAGATTTATTGATACAGATAAGAAGATTGATACAACTCTAGTAACAGACGGTAGTTGTGATCAGAAAAGAGTGTTTATTACCGAAATCAAAGGTATTGTTACACCAGGCAACGTAAATGCTACTGAAGATGAAATTGAAGGTAGTGATGCATTGAAAGCATTAGGATTTAATTGGGTAGTAGGTCAATCTGTAATGCACGAAGAGTTGGTTGCATTTGCTGAAGAAAAAGCTCTTGAATTACAGATCGATCCTCAAGGATTGAATGAGATTGTAGCTGTAACAGCAGAATGGGACGATGAAGACGCTTGTGTAATTACAATTACAACAACAGTTCCTTCTAAGAAGGATGTAGAAATTTATTTCCCGAATAGCGTTGATTTGAACGAATCTGCAGGTCGTTACGGTATCATTAGAGGTGACCGTAAAACAATCGAGACAAAAATTCTCTCTAAACATCCTATAGCATTTACACTAGAAGATCTTGGTCTAGATGCCAAAGAAGATCTGAATGTAGTTGTATTTGCAAACGGAGAAACACAGAAATTCGAGTTGACTGCTAATAACGCATAGTTATGCTAAGACTTTTATTTGTATCAAGAGACGAAACAAAAAGACTGACCGTGATTACTGATGGTATTGACGGTCAGTATAATGTGTTTGTAACACAGAATGTTGTAGGTGACTTAGATTATTTTAAAAGTCTAGGTATTGTTATTTGTGCAGGATTGACTTATAATATTGGTCAATTTAAAAACTGGGCAACTGAGAATGCTTTATCTTTAAAAGGCTATCCTGAAGAATTGGGAGCAGAGGAAATTGATTTTGCTGAAGTACAAGAAGAATATCGATATACTTTAGTTGCGAAAGAAAATACAATTTCTTTTCCTAAAGAAGGAGGAACTGAAGAAGCAGTGGTTACAACATATAAACAATTGTATGTAAACGGAAAGCCGACAGGAAATCAAATTCCTTTAGATTTGAATTTTGTAGCTGCTAGTCCATATCAGGTAGATAAATCAGGAAACGTAACGATTGCAGAAAATCCTGGTAACACAGTAAGAAATGCAACATTAACTGTGACTCAAGCAGAAAGTAATAAGAAGATTACAATCAACTTGACTCAAGCAGCATCTACAGTTACTTATGCATATAATTTTAGTGCTACACCGGCATCATTATCATTCGTAAATACAGGCGAAACGAAGAAGGTAACTGTAACTTCTACTAAACAGAAAATGTTAAACGGTAAACCGTCAGGAGCTGCAATAACAGTTGCGACTACTGTAAAGATAGAAGGAACAGGATTTACTCAATCAACAGTGTCGGGAGGATATAATGTAGTTGCAAGTGAAAATCCTAACGCTTCACAGCGTACAGGTAAATTGACTATTACTGCAAGTGAAGGCGGTAAGAGTGCAGCAATTACATTAACTCAAGCCGCATCTGTAATTACATATGATTACGTTTTGACTACAAATCCGACATCATTATCATTTGTAGGAGGCGGAGAATCAAAAACATTTACTGTAACTTCTACTAAACAAGAGAAATTAAATGGTAAAAATTCAGGTTCACCTACAAATGTAGCATATACTACCACTGTAAGCGGAACGGGGTTTGCTAAGGGTGCGAACGATACTACAGTTACCGCAGCTTCTAACGATACAGAAGCTACGCGCAGTGGTAGTGTTTCTATAAAACAGTCTGAAGGAACAAAAACTGCTACGATTTCTCTTTCTCAGGCAGCAGGAGTAGTTACTTATGAATACACTTTAACTACCAATCCGACAAGTTTATCGTTTGCTGCAGCAGGTGAAACGAAGACATTCGGAGTTTCAAGTAACAAACAAAAGAAGATTAACGGTAAAAACAGTGGAAGTCCGGTAGCTGTTAATTACACTACAGTTGTATCGGGAACAGGATTTACAAAAGGATCTTCTGAGTATTCAGTTGTGGCTGCAGCTAACACAGGAGCACAAAGAACAGGTTCTGCGAAGGTTACGGCTAGCGAAGGAGGAAAGACAGCGACAGTTACTTTAACTCAGTTAGCAGGAATAGAAGCATAAGATTAAAACTATGGGAAGGAAGAGAAAAATTAATTATAATCAGAGCAAGCAGTCAGGTTTCCAAAACCTGACTGACCTCTCGTTAGACGATTTAGATAAATTACAGAAAGCTATTCCATATGCTTTTCAAAGTAAATTACAAGCTACATTAAACTCAAACGATCCAAGTGAGTTAATGAAGGCAAATTTATATCTTGGTGAATTGAATCCTAATTCGGGTAAAATCACATCAGTGTTTTTCGATCCGAACGATCTATCAGGAAATGGAAAAGGATTTAAGGATTCGAGAGGAATCTTGTCTTTCGATACACTTCGAAGGATGGGAGATATATGGATTATTCGTGCAATCGTCAACACTCGTATAGAACAGATTCAAAATTTTCTTCACTTCTCAGAAGACGAGCAAAAAGAAGGATTCACTATTCGTAGAAAGAAAGGTCTTTTTAAAGACAATGAAGAAAAAGAGCTTAACAACGAAGAAAAAAGGATTATCGAAAACATTGTTAAATTCCTAGAAAGAGGAGGTTGGACAGATAAATGGGAGAATGTTGATGATTTACAGACTTTTGTTAGAAAGATTACTTTCGATAGCTTAACGCTAGACCAAATCGCATTCGAGATTGTACGTAATCGAAATTGGGAGTTGAGTAAATTTAGAGCTGTAGATGCATCTCTTATTCGTTTTTTAGATAGTGTAGATCCAAAACAACAAGAGGCTTTAGAAAGTTATCGATACAAAGGTTATCTCCCTAGATATTGTATGGTGTGGGAAGAAATGATTCTAAAAAATCCCACAACAAAAGAACCGATTCTATATTATCCATGGGAATTGGGATTTGGTATCAGAAACAAATCTTCTAATATCAGAAGAAATGGATATGGAACATCTGAATTAGAAATCTTAGTTGAAATCATAACTTGGATTTTATGGGGAATGCAATATAACGGAGCATTCTTCAGTCAAGGTTCACAACCGAAAGGATTTATTAATGTTAAGAATGCAAATATATCTAACTCCACACTTAATGAGTTTAGACAAGTCTGGTCTCAGACGATGAAGGGAGTTCAGAACAGTCATCGTGTCCCTGTCGTCAACGGAATTGATCTTGAGTGGATCGATTTGCAAAAAAGCAACAGAGATATGGAATTCAATGAATGGTTGAAATTCCTAGTCATTATTAGTTGTTCAGTATATAGAATGGATCCTACAGAATTAGGATTTCAATTTAAAGACCAGGCTCAGATATTTGGTCAAGATGGACAGAAACAGCGTTTACAACACAGTAGAGAAAAGGGTTTAAAACCATTATTAATTTTCTTGCAGAATATCATTACAGAATATCTAGTAAGTGAATTAAACGAAGATTACGAGTTTGTATTCACAGGTATTGAAGTAGAAGACGAAGCTGCTCAAGTACAACTTGATAAAGAGAAGATTGAAATGGGAGCAGTTGCGATGCAAGATATCTTTAAGAAGTATTCAGGAAGAGAATTCGATCCTGAAAAGGACATTATCTTAAATCAAGTATATCAAACAGCTCAGGCAGCAAAACAACAACAAGAAATGTTCGGTTCGTCAGTTCCAGGTGAAATGGAAGAAGAAGGAGTTCCGTCGGAAGAGGAAGAAAATCCTTTTGATAAATACAAATCTTTCTCTAACGATCCGATAATGGGACCTGCGATTGATTACTATAGAAAAAATCTTTATAGGTAATGAAGCGATATAGAGATATAAGAATCGGTGTACCTAAATTAGAGAAAGAGTCTAATATAGTACACCGAGTTTCTGACCCGATTAGATTTCCAAAGGTACAATGTGGATATGAAGGTCTAGCTCAAGTTGTGTTTTCAACACAAGTGAATAATATGATGAACGACCTCACTAAAGAAATGATAAATATACTGAAACAATGATTTTTACTCCTGAAGAAATACAGAGAATGTTTGATATCATAGACTATAGATTAGCAGTAATAGTCGCAGATATATTAGGAGGGAACGCATTGAAGCCCGAAGACAAAGAAGTTTTGAAAAGGAATGGATATGATTGGGCAAAAGAATTAAAGAAGATACCTCCTTATTATCAATCGTTTTTGTTTGGTAGATTATCAGGTATTTTAACTCCTACACAATTAAGATCGATAGATTATAAAGATTTTCTGTTGTTTATAGAAAGAAAGCAATACGAAGAACTTACTGAAAGAGAAAAAGCGGTATATAATGCTGCAGCAACAAGAACTTATTCTTATATTAAAACGATGGGACAGAGAATGAGAGACGTTCTATCTGACGCAATATCGCAAGAAGAAATTAAGATATTGACCGAACAACAAAGAAAACTTGAATTAGGAACAATCAAGAAAGAAATTGTTGAAGGAACTCTCAACAAAAGATCTGTTCAATCTATTGTTAGTAATATAGGACACTCTCTAAATGATTGGAATAGAGATTGGGGAAGGATTGTCGAAACAGAAATGCAAAACATTTATCAGATAGGTATTACAGAAACAATTATGAAAGAACACGGTCTTGACGCAATTGTATATAAAGAAGTTTTTCAAGGAGCATGTAAATATTGCATAAAACTATATACAACTCAAGGTATAGGTTCAAAGCCGCGTTTGTTTAAGTTAGTTGACTTAATAGCAAATGGAGATAATATCGGCATAAAGGTGAAAGATTGGAAACCTACGTTAGGGTCCGTTCACCCATTTTGTAGATGTCAAATAAAATTCCTTCCAAAAGGATATGAATGGGACGAAGAAACTCTACAATTTAGGCCTCCTAAGGAATATAAACCGAAGATAGAAAGAAGAAGTAAAGTCAAAATATATGTAGGTAATAAAAAATTCGAAGTATGATGAAAGGTGGTTTTAATTCTAGTTTTATCGAAATTCGTACGTTAGATGGAGATAAATTCATTAACGAACTCAATCGAGGCGAAGTAGTTTTATCGTCAACAGGATATGTTAAGATAAAAGATATTTGTAAGAGGGTAATGAAACAAGGAGAAAGTGTGTTTAACATCTATTATCATAATAACGATAAAGAAGGAGTTTTAGACCGCATTTCAGGAGATCAAATTGTTTACGCTAGACCACAAGACGAAGATGTGTTAAGAGAAATAAAAGCAAAAGATTTATCTTCAGGATACATGTTAAAGTCAAAGGGTGGCGAGGTTATGATTGACAATATCGAGAAGATGGAGACCTTAAACAAATACTTCTATATTTTAGACGTAGGAAAGAACAATTTTTATGCTGACGGTATTTGTATCAAAAATATGTGTTGGTAAGTGGAAATTAATCTGTATATTTAATCAAAAATATAAATAGCTATGAATATTAAGAAATTATTTAATATGCAATCCGATCAAGAGAAGATTGTAGAATACAGAAATCTTTTGAAAAAATCTTTTGAGATTACAAAAGAAATAAATGAATTATCAACTCTTTTTGCTGAGAAAAGTTCAATCGCGAAGAGCTTTTCTTCTATGGATAAAGAAGAGAGAGAAGATGCCGAGAAACGTTATAACGAATTCTTAGACGAACACGCTAAGAATGTAGCTGCATTACAAAGAAAGAGAGAGCAGGTTTTTAAATCGTTATCAAAGCTCTCTAAAGACACAGAGTTGCAAGGAGTGTTTTCAGATATGTACGATATTTATTCGGCCAAAGAAAATGTAAAAAGAAGAGTGATTTCTAAACAGATATATAACGACATCATTAAAGCTAAGACGAAAGTTGTTCGTTATGCAGATGTTTTACTATTCCGTGGAGACAAATTATTAATTCTACAAAGAGCTGGTGAATACGGAGCAAGTACTTCTCAATGGTGTATTCCAGGTGGTCACGTTGATCCAGGAGAGAGTTTTCTTGAAGCAGCCGTAAGAGAATTGTTTGAAGAAACAGGTATTGAGATTCCCGAAGACCTTCTGATTGAAGCAGGTGTTGCAAAAGGTAAGGATTACGAGATTCATTATTTCTTAGGTCACGTTGATGATGAATCACCTATACAGATTATCGTTGATAGTGAAGAAGAAGTCGGAAGCACTTGGATTGACACTAGAACAGAGTTAGACGACTACGATTTTATTTTTGATATGAAAGAAAATATCGAAAAGATTCTTGGTAGAGATTGTCCGGAAGGACCTATTCAGATCATAACAAAGGCATTTGCTCGAGGTGAGATCAATGAAAAGATTTTTGAAGATTTTTGTAAAAAACATAAAGAGGAAATTGAAAAAGAAGTCAATAAGCCTGAATTATCTTGTATAGCAAAATCTTATATTTCTGAGAAAGAGCGTGCAAAACTTGAGAAAGAAGGAAAGGCTATGGCAGGAGGTCGTTTCCCTGTACGTAATGTTTCTGATCTAAAAAATGCAATTAAGCTAGTAGGTAACTCAGACCTTCCTAAAGACGAAGTAATGAAGTTTTTAAAACGAAGAGCAAAAGATTTAGGAGCAGAAAACGAAATACCTGAATCGTGGAATGAGGTAGAAAAAACAATAGATTGTGATGATGTAAATGTTATTTGTAAAGAAAGTCTTGAGGGTGAGACAAAGAAACCTGACGGAGATGGTATCGAAAAGGCAATTACTTTCAAAAAGGTTGAGTATGTAGAGAAAGTTGTCGATGCTACTGAAAATCCTAAAAAATATACATACGGAAATGCAAGTTTTGGTTATAGCGATAATGACGGTGGTAATGGTGATAAATTATTTGATTTCTTAGGAACGTTACAAAAAGTATCTAACTTAGGAAGGAAATTTTCTATAACATTGTCTACAGAAGAAAATGGTGAGCAAACTTGGGATTTTAAGGGCAATATTCGCATGTATAGTCTTCAGAAGACTGAGAATATTGAAAAATCTCAGAAAGTTGAAGACGATGTACAAGGTTTCAATATATTAATCAATTTTAATGATTTAGATCAAGCAGAGATGTTTAAGTCATTGGTTGATGAAATGAAAGATTCAGGTAAATTAGATATTGCTTCGATTGAAACTAAGAACGAGGAGATTGAAAAAGCATGGGGTATTGACGAGATACATGACGAGATTCATAGAGATCCGTCTTTAGACGATGGTGTTCAAAAAGCTAAAGATGCTATGTATAACGTTTTCGTTGATTATGCTAATTTTCTTGAAGGTGCGAAAACAAGATCAAAAAATGTACATTGGGGAGAGTTAGATAATTCCAAACACGTTTATCTTGATGATTTAATTGAGGAACTTTCTGATTACGAAGATAAGATCATGGAAGCAGGTCAAAGTGAATTTGGTCGATTTGAAGACGGCTCTGTAAATGGTGAAGAAATTGAAGTCAATGATCCTATTGGTTTGATTGATTTGATCATAGATCGTACCAAGAAGTTCTATGGTAAAATCGACGATAATACTGATTATGTTGGTGAAAAGTCTTGGACAGAAGATTTCCTTGCTACATTGAAACAAACTAAATATCGTTTACAGTTACACTAATTAACGGAGGAGATGTTCTCCTCCTATCTTATATTGTTATGGAGAAAATTAAAGCTATTTATAATAATCAAACGATTACAAAATCTATGAAAATTATAGAAAAAGCGAAGAAAGGTTCGCCTATTGGGACAGAAAAGACGTGGGGCGGCAAATTATATATTAAGACTGAAAAAGGTTGGAAGCCAAAAGCTAAGGGAGGAAAGAAGAATGAAGAAGAGTCGACTTCAAAACAATCTTCTACAGAAATCTTGGTTAAACAAGCTACATCTGCAACAGATGAACAATTGAAAGCAGCTATAAATGATCCTGAAGCTAATTCTGAATTAAAGAAGGTTGCTCAAGAAGAATTAAATAAAAGAAATAAGCAACAAGATTCTGATGATTAATCGAATAAACAATTCACTATAGAAGACGCTTATAAAAATCTTCTCGAAGCTCAGAAAAAAGGTGAACTTGAGTTAAGTCAAGATGTTTTAGATGAAATTCAGAAAAAGCTGCAAGAATCTAAGAAAAAGAAAGAGAATGAAGAAGAGATTGTAGATAATAAATTAGATAAGTTAAAACGAGAAATAACCAGTGAGATTGATAAGAAATTAAGTGATATGACTGGGTTTAAGAAAATCACTCAAACCTACGTCAAGAAAGACGGTAAGACCGTTGTTATTAAGATGAAAGGTGACAATCAGTACAAAGCAACGTCTCCCGGATTTAAGTTGGAATCAAAACCCTACGAATCTTTGATTGATTTCAAGAAACGCATTAAAGAAGAGTTAGATAAACAGTCTATAGAGACAGAAAAGAAAGAAGAGATTGAAGAAAAGCAAGAATTGTCCTTTGCAGAAGGTAAAGAATTCGAATCAGTAAACCAATTCTATAAATGGAATGAAGAGAGATCGCAATTATCCAATCTTTATAATGAAGAAGATGTTAAAAGGATGGAGTCAGAAGCAAATGAATATCTTTCTAAGGGAAATTTAAATCTTTCTTTAAAATCAAGTATATACGGTGCTATCGATGAATATGATTTTAATGAAGTGTTAAAGGAATACGGATCACGTAACGATGAAGAGAAAAAGCAGGTTAATGCAATATTAATTGCGCAAGGATACGCTCCAATTGCAAATGGATTAGATTATCATAATTATAAAGGAGAAGATTATTTATATATCAATCCACGTAATTCATTTGATGATGATGGAAAGTTTGTTGAGATATATAAAAAGGATACGAATGAAACATTTTTAAAATGTACAAAAGATCAACGTAAAGCGATATATTCTTACACAGGTTCAGGTTATATGGCAATGAGAGATATTCTTACAGAATCACCAAAGGTGAAGAGCTTTTCGAAAGAAAAAAAAGAATTAATAAAAACAAAAATAGATCTTATTAAGGAAGCTCTTGAACAAAATCCTTTGAAACGAAATATGGTATTAAATAGAAGATTAGAGATAAGTGAAACCGGAAATAATCTTAGTACATGGCTCAATGCAAAAGTAGGTCAGGTAATTGAAGATAAATCTTTTGCTTCATTTGGAATGCAGCACGAAGATTTCTTTGGATCGGATTTACAGATAACTCTTTTGGCTAAGAAAGGAGATTCTATCATGAATGTAGATAATATAGGAGAAAGTGAATACTTAGTTCAAGCTGGATCGAAATATAAAGTACTTGCAAGAGGAACTAATTCTATTGTGGTCGAAATTATCTAATAATTGTTGTCCAAATGAAATAAAAGGCGTATCTTTAGGCATCTAAAAGAAAACGATTAAAATTTAGAACTATGGCAAAGAAAAAATTACACCCTAGGTGGGAAGAAGATGGAGAATCAATCTCAATAGTTGTTAGCGAACCTTCTAAAGAAGAAGTAGAGAAGTTAAAAACAGAGTCTGTAAGACTAATTTTAAACAGCTTAAATTCGGAAACACATGAGAGCAATAGAAAAGATAAAAAATAGTATTAGAGCTTACATAATTGGCGATGCTTTAGGAGTTCCTTTTGAATTTCAAAATCCTAATAGATTTAAATGTGTAGGATTCTCGACAGGAGGATTTCACAATCAACCTTTAGGTACTTGGTCAGACGATACTTCTATTTTGTTATGCGTTTTAGATGCAATGTCTATTAAAACGAATAATAGTATGGATGTATTTAATAGAATGAAGAAAAATCTTAACAAATGGTATCAAAATAAAGGCTTTAATGCTGGAGAAGGACTGTTTGATATAGGAAATCAAACATCTGAATCAATTATGAGAGGAGGTTGCGAGAGAACAATAGCAATGGGTAACGGAGCAATGTTTTACACTCTACCTATTGCAGCATATAGAAGTCAAAAGGATTTTGATTCTAATAAAACAAAAGATTTATTTGTCTTTTTAAGCTTATTTACACACAACAATACTAATTGTTTCGAGATTGGGGGCGAATATTGTTGCTTACTTGAGAAATTGTTCAGAGATTTACACTCAGAAAATATTGAGACTGAATTTGAACCTAAAAGTTATGTAAACAGAGGTGATGTAATAAATACATATAATCTGGTTTTAGATAACTTTTTAAGGTTAAAAGATAAGAATTCTAGCTTAATGGAAGACCTTTGTGAAGTAGTTAATTTAGGATACGATACCGATACAAACGCTGCTTTATTCGGAGCTTTAATGGGAACTTGTAAAAAAGTCGATATTGAAGACTGGAAGAAGGTCAGAAGATATCAAGAGATAGATAATACGATTGATAAATTCTTAAATTCGTTGACAATGGAATATATAAAGAATGTTTGATATAGACGCAAAGTTTAACTTTTTCACAGAAGCCAATCTTGAGAAGTCGTCAAAATTCAATCCTCTCGACTATCCAGTAGGAGATGACAAGAGATATGAAAAGATGATTTTTGAAGGATTGGCTTCCGATGCGTCCGAAGATTCAGAACAAGAGTCAATGGAGCCAAATGGATTTATCATTGATCGTTTTCTGAAACACGGATTGATTAACCTAGACCATCTTACTTCAAGAAGTCCTATCAATAAATCTCGATTTTGGATTGGAGCTCCTTTAGATGCAAAAATAAAAGATAATAAATTTTTTGTTAAGTGTCAATTGTGGAAAAAATCTCCCGAAGCAAGAGCTTTCTACGATAAAGCGTTAGAGATGATGGAATCGGGAACAGATCGTAAACCTGGTTTTAGTATCGAAGGAAAAGCTCTCGCAAGAGATAAGAAAAATCCAAAGAAAATCACTAAAGCATTAATCACGAATGTAGCAATGACAATGACACCTGTCAATGCAAACACTTATGCAGATATAGTGAAAGGAATACAAAAACAAGATTTTATCGATTGCTCTGAAGAATCGATTCAAAACCCTACAGATATTCTAATTGAAATGGAGCGAAATGGATTCTTTATTTCCATTGATAAGAATTTCGTAACAAAAGCATTTTCAACGAATGAATTTGGAGACGAAAATCTTAAAGAACTCTATCGAACTTATATGGAGGGACATATTTCTTCAAGTGTTCTATGGGACTATTTGCAGAAATCTTGTTAATTAATTTGATAAGTAAAATTTTGATTCTATTTTTACGTAAACAAATAAAAATATTATAATTATGAAGTTTGAAGAATATAAAGACAACGCAATAGTTAAATCTATGTTAGCAATGGGTTTCACTGAAGATTATATCGCAAAGAGTATTGAAAAGGGTGATATTAAAATCGAAAAGAGTGAAAGTGTTGAAGCCGGTGATCATGAATCCGAAACCAAAGAAGAAAAGGATATTGATAAACTCGAAAACGAAGCTGTAGAAAAAGAAGAAAAGGTTAAAGAGGACGAAAAGAATACTGCAGAAGATAAAGATGCTGAAGGTATTAAAAAAGCAGTAGAAGAAACCTTCGCAAAATCAATGGGCGTTTTTGCTCCTATTATGGAAAAGATGGCAGACGCAATTGATTCTTTGAGTGAAAGAATTGATAAGATTGGAGGTCAAGCTCCTGAGTTTCGTTCTAAAGGACTCGAGAGTCTTTCTACCATTCAAAAATCAGTTGAATTGATAAAGGATGAAAGTGGTAAATATGAAATGAATATCATTTCTCAACGTCCGATGGTTGCTAAGGCTATCGAATCAGCTTACGATAAAATGTCTGATGAGTTGAAAAAATCAATGGAAGGAGATATGTTAGCGTTTTTGACTAATCCTGAAGCAGAAACTGTAGGTCAAGGACTTGCTCAATATATGTATGACAAATGCAACATTAAGTTGTGTAAATAAAACGGAATTCGGAGAAAACTAAAAACTAAAATAAATTATGGATTTATACAATTACTCTACTAACGGTGCAAATGGATTGAATCTGTTGGACGAAGTTTCTTCAGCAGATATCTTGAAGGCGATGGAAGCCGGATTGCAGACCGGTATGCAATATAATAATCAGATTAACAATGGTGGCGGTCTGAAAGTTGAATCTTTGGACTCTACATTGAAAATCTTGGGTAACCGCTTGAATCAGTTGGTTTACTTGATGGAAATGCCGAAACATAAAATTGACAACACAGTTCATCAGTACAATCAATTGTACAAATACGGTGAAGAAGTAGGTATCTTTAACACTGAAGGTGAAACTCCAGAAGAAACTGATTCTCAGTACAGACGTAAGTCAATCATCACTAAATTTATGGGCGTTACAGGTCAGGTAACTCATCCTGCAATGCTTGCAAAATTAGCTGGTGGTATGAATATGTACACTAAGGAAGTCGAAAATAAAACAATCTTGTTGCAGACAATTTTGGACGCACGTATTGTTGATGCAGACTCTACTTGTGTTCCTGAACAATTTGATGGTGTATTCCGTCAGCATATGATTGGTATTAATGAGATGGACGGTGGTACTGCAGAAGGTAAAACTTCAGAACAGTTACTCGATACTTATTTTAACTCTCCGGCAGTAATTGATGCTCAGAATCAAGTATTGAATGATAATTTGATTCAGGACGCAGCTAACGTAGTTGTTAACGTATACAATGGTTATATTGATCGCATCATTTCTAATCCTATTGTGTTCAATAACTATGTGAAGATGTTCCATGAATCTAAACGAGTTATTGTAGGTCTTGCAGCTTCTGTAACAGGTGCTACAATGGGTCAGAGCGTTAATGATGTTACTACTCAATTTGGTAAGATTAATATCAAGAACGACCGTTTCTTCGATGAACGTAAACCGATTGTTGTAGGTAAACAAGCAACTTCTCCTAAAGCTCCGGTAATTCCTGTTAAAGGTACTGCAATTGCTGTTAAGAACAATGATACCAAAACAAACTTTGGTCGTCATGCTGGTTCTTACGGTTATCTGGTTACTGCTAAGAATCGTTATGGTGAATCTGCTCCTCTGAATATTACTGATACCAGTGCAAAAGCTGTTACAGCTACCGATGCAGTTGAATTCGGATTTACTGCAGGTCAGGGTGGTGCTTATGCAGCTACTTGTTTTGTAATCTATCGTACTAAGAAAGATGCGGTTTTGAATGCTAATACAGAATATTATCCTATCTTTGAAGTTCCCGCTTCTCAGATGGCTGCTGGATGGGACGGTGCTGCTGCAAATTGCGTTCGTGACCGTAACCGTATCATTGCAGGTACAAAATCTGCTTTGATTTACTATAATGACAATCAGATCAATGAATATTTACAGTTTGCAGATACAATGAAGATGGATTTTGCAATCACAGCTCCTAGCCGTAGATTTGCAATCTTGAATTACGGTACTCCGGTATTGTATCAGCCTGCTAAGATTGTTCGCATTGTCAATATTGGTGAGGAAGGTCTTTAAATTTATAAATTATAAACTTAATTGGTAGAAAAGGGGAGGAGAGAAAGACTCCTTCCCTTTCTTTTCAATCTTAAAACAAATGAATATGGTAAGAGTAAGAAGTAGAGTTTACACCTCACATAAAATCGCTTTAAATAACGGTGTAATTGAGTTTCATAGCGGTGTTGCAGAGATTTCTGAAGAATTATGGAATGAAATTGTTGAGCGTAAATTCCCCAATATTTATAAAGAGGGTGAAGAGCCTGAATATAAAACTCCCTTAGAAACTCAGTTAAGAAAAGAAGTGAGTGAAGGTAATAAAGAATTTGAAGAAGAGATTAAGCGTTTAAAAAATATCGTTGAAGCTCAGAAAATTGAATTGGCAGAAAAAGATAAAGAAATTGCTTCTTGGAAAAGAGCTGTAGAAAATCTTCAGAAAGGAAATATAGAAATTCCTAAAGATACAGCAGAAGAAGTTGTAGAAGAAAAATCAGTCGATGAAGAATTGTTCAAAGAATTAAGTTCATTGACAGTTAAAGAGTTGATTGAAATGGGAACAACAGAAGTCGGAGGCGGATTCAATGAAAAGGATTTCAATAATAAGAAAAAAGATGAAATCATTGAAATGATTATGTCTAAATCTTAAAAACATAAATTATATGGCTCAGCTAACTTTTAGTATAAAATATCGTAAGAATACAGGTTTGGTTATGTCAGTAGCCGAATTATGGGAGTTGTTTTTATATGGAATCAAAATGGAAGGAGGAGAAGGCTCAAGTTTCTCTGACGAATCGATGCGATTCTATTTAGTTGCAGCTCAACGAGATGTAGAAAATTACTATAATCTTAGATTTATTAAACAGTTAGCTGACCAAACGATAACGTATTATAGACCTGATTATTGGCAATCGTTCCCAATATTACAAACCAATTATCCTGTTAGAGAACCTCTATCGATGATAGGGATGTTGAATAAAATGGAACAAATAATTTATCCGCAAGGATGGCTGTTCTGTGAATACGATACTTTAATGGGACAAGGAAAGAGGAGAATTAGTGTAGTTCCTACAGGTTCATCTACAACACAAGGAAATGCAGAAGTAATTCTAACAGGAATCACTTCTCAGATAGGAATGCAGAGATTTGACTTGATACCCGATTACTGGAGAGTGCAGTATATAACAGGATGGGATATCGATCAAATGCCAATGGATTTGTTGAATATAGTTGGAATGATTGCTTCTTTTGGTCCACTCGGAATTGCAGGAGATATGATTTTCGGAACTGCAGGTGTAGCGAGTCAATCATTAAGTATTGATGGTTTAAGTCAAAGTATATCGTCTACAGCATCTGCGACTTCATCCGGCTATAATGCGAGAATTCTTCAATATGAGAGAGAAATTAAAGAAACTCACAATAGATTGAAATTGGTTTACGATCAACCTAAATTCATGGTATTGTAATGGCAAAGAATATTCTGACACAAGCAACTCCAAATTTAGCAGGAAGACCGAATCCTGAATTTGTGAGACCTGATTTTGATGCTGCGATTTGGCAAAAGGGATACTGGGTTCAATTAGAACGAGCATTAAGATGTCCTTGTAACGGAGTCGAAGCTTCGTTACCTGATTGTCAAAATTGTTATGGAACGGGATATTTTTATGTTAATACTATAAGAACAAAAGCTCTTATAACAGGAATCAATCAAACGAATCAATATAAAAATTGGTCTGATACATTGTTAGGTACTATTGCTATAACAGTAATGGATAATAACAAGGCTAATTTATCTTGGTTTGATAGAGTGACGTTCGAAACAGAGTATTCTTATTTTAGTGAAAACTTAGAAATAAGACAATCTAGTAAAGGAGAAAACTTCGTTTTTACAACATATAAACCTGTAGAAGTATTAGCAATATATACTTTTATTGATTCGGGAGAAAAACTGAATAAAACAGTAGCATATCATATAAGTTCAGATAATCCGTATTGTTTGATATTAGACGAAGAACCTCCTGTGAATGGATGTTTGAGTGTATATTACAAACACTGTCCTGAATATCACATCATTGATTTACCTCACGAAATAAGAGCTTCTTGGAATGCAGATAGAACAACTAGCGTTCAAAAGAAAATTCAACTTCCTATACAAGCAATTGCAAGAAGAAGTCATTTGATAGATGTGTCAAAACCGATGTTTAATGGAACTGGATTAATAAGAAACGATGATGTATGAGTTTGCCGATTAGAATAGACTTGAGCGATGTAGTAGCTGAATTTAATCTTGATGAAAGTGCAGCTAATATGTTAGGAACTGCTATTATAGATAGAGTAGTTCAAGAGTATTCGTATAAATGGCAAAATCTTATAACAAGTGAACTTAAACAATCAAGAGAAGAATATCTAAGAGCAGTTTATATAGATAGAACTTCAGGGACAGATGTAACATTCGGTTTATCGGCAAGAGAATCAAATTTAGCTTTAATGATAGAAGAAGGGAAAGGACCTTGGGACGAAAAACCTTTCTTATTAGCATCTCCTAAACGTAAACAAAAGAAAGATGGTGGATTTTATATAACAGTACCGTTTCGTCACGCAACACCGCAGGCGATAGCAGAATCTTCTATTTTTAGTTCCATAATGCCTCAAGAAATATATGATTTAGCTAAAAACAATCAAAGTCCATTAAAAAGACGAGAATTGCCTGAACAACATCAAGTATTAGGAGTGAGAAGAGAAATTAATATTCCAGGATTAAAAGTACCTGAATATATACACAAAGCTGCTAAATACGAAGGACTTGTGAGAGTTAAAGCTGAAAGCTCAGAGAAAGAAAAAAGAGGAAATTACTTTACATTTAGACGAGTAAGTGATGTTTCAGATCCAAATAGTTGGTGGAATGGAGGTATTCAAGCTCGTAAATTAATGGATAGAGCACTTGAAGCAGCAGAGATAGATAAGGTAGCGAGTATGGCTATTGACGAAACATTAGAACAACTTCTAAATAGATAAAATTATGTTACAGATAGTACAAATAAAAGATATTCTTAATCAATTACTGGAATACATTCCTCTTGATTACGAGAATTATAAAGATGACGAATCAAAGACATTTCTCTATCAAGTTTTGTATGGTACAAAAGACGGTAATTTCGATTTTTACGAACAAGCTAAAAAAATGTTTCTTAGGACAGACGAGAATCCAAGAAAGATTCAAGTAAGAATTGAATTCCCTAAAGATAAAACTAGTTTACCTTGCTATGTAATAAGAGAGCCTAGTAAACAATCAGGACAAGCTCAAAGTATAGGTAAATTAACAGGAATGATGACTCCTAATGGAGGATTTGAAGTAAGAGATAACAGAGCTTACAATTTCGAAGTAATGTGTTTAGCTGACAATATAATGGAATCGATAATCATGTCAGAGATTTTATATGCATTGATGTTAGGAGCTTATAATGTATTAGCGACAATGTTTTATCAAATTGATTTTCAAATGACAGAATTGATGGCTGAACAGAGTCTGCTACCATTACCAATCTTTTTTAGATCTTTGAGAATAAATCTTACTTCAGATGAATTAGTTCCTACATTGGTAAATGAAGGTTTATTAAACAAATTAATTTTCGAGGATGCAGGAAAATCTGCTATTAATGCATTGGGAAGTTATCCGAAAGAAACTCTTCCAGGCGTTGAGTCGGAAATAATTTAACAAAATTATATAGTTTATTTTGTGAGAAGAAAATAAAGATGTATATTTATGTGGTTTTTAGGAATTCGTGAAAAATAAATATAAAGAATAATGTCAAGTACGATTTATTTTAATAATAAACAGATATCTCTCCCAGGAGCTTACAGCACAATTGTAAGTGGAGAAACTGGTCCGGCTCGACAACTTGATTACGGAAAAGTTCTTGTAATTGATACAGGTACTTATTCTGCAGGTTTTGGTGGTGGTGCAGGTATTAACGGAGAAAACGCAAGCGGTCAGAATGCAATCTATACTTTTGATAACATTAACGATTTCCGCTCTTTCGTAAGAGGAGGAATGTGGTGGAGATGTGCAGAAGCATTGTTTGCTCCAGACCCAAGTAATCCTGATGCGGTAGGTATTTCAGAATTACAGTTTGTTCGTGCAGCCACTACTACAGGAGCAACAATCACTTTTAGTACGACTGCAGGAGGAAAATTTGTAGTTAAAACTTTAGATGAAGGTCTTGCTGCAAATGGTACAATGTATAAAGATTCAATCCTAACTTCAGGATACGGTATGAGACTTGTATCAGGAGTAGAAGATTCTGAAAAATGGATCATGGAATTTTGGAGAGGAACTTATACAGGTACTTATGCAGGAGATGGATTACCGTTTGGCGATATCGCTCAAGGAAGTGCTGATCCTGAATTAGTATTACAATCACCTGAATTCAATAACATTCAAGAATTGATTGATTGGGCTGATACAGATTCTAATTTTTCATTGTTGTTTGTTAAAGATAAAGCTACAGCAGTAGCAGGTGCAGGCACTGTATCTGAAGAAGATGTGACAAGTGCAATGAACGCTAAACCATTTGTTTTAGCTACAGGAGCTACAGAATCTTTTGATGCTGATGATTTAACTGCTGTTTTAGAACAGATTGTAGGTTTGGATTATAGTATTGTATTGACTGACCAGGTTGCTACAAATGCTAATTCAACTTCGACTAAAGCAGTAATTAAACATATCACTCAGGATGCTAAATTCCAACATTTCCTATATGTAGCAGGATATGATGATGCGGCTAAATTTGCTGAAGAAATTACTCTCGCACAGGCATTTAATAGTTGTTACGTTGCCTTAGTTCATGGTGGCGTAGGACTAGTATCTGCATTCGATGCACAGAAGATTCGTTGGTGGCCGGCATTATATAATACTTGTGCTATTGTAGGACGTGTTTCAGGTAAAGCTCCGTATATTCCAGTAACATTTAAATCAATTGGAGTAGATAGAGTAAAACATATCTTAACCGAAACTGAAAAGAAGAAGGCGTTGAAATACGGTATTCTTGTTACTACATTGAATGACTATTCAGGTAAATTCGAAGTATTACAAGGAGTAAATACGTTACAAGACAATGCTAATTTGTTTAATGCAAAAGGACAGTCTTATTCGATTCAGTTCATGCGTATTGTTGCACAGATTAATAAGGAGTTGATTGTAAACGCTTCTATCGATTTGTTGGGACAAGAAAATGGTGTGAATGCAAATTCTCTATCAGCAGGAGCGGTGAAAGATTGGACAGTAGCGTATTTACAGTCTAGAACAGCGACAACTGAACAAGACAATTTATTGCTTTCATTCCGAGATGTAGTAACAACTCGTAAGGACGATGCTTATTTCACAACTTATAAAATTGTTGTAAATAATGAAATTACCAAGTTGTTCTTCACAGGATATTTAATTCGAGGATAATTATATAAAGAATAATTATGGCAGTATTTACAGCGCCTAAAGCGTATATAAAAATAGATAACAAAGTTGCAGGCTACGTACGTGGCCTGCAGTTTGCAGAAAATGTACAACGTGCAAATGTACAAGGATTAGGTAATCTTTTACAGCAAGAAGTACCTCCTATTAGTTACCAATGTACTTTTGCAGTAGATCAGTTCTTTATCGACTTTAAACAGCCGGTTATCGAAGGAATGATTCACCGTTTAGGTTCAATTAAATCAATCGTTGACACTCTTGTTCTTGGAGAACTTGGATTTGCAATTGCAATCTATTCTAAGACTATTCAGACTCAAGATGCTAATACGAAAATGGTAACGCAAGTAGATCCTACAGGTAAGACGATGTGTTTATTGAATCCGTGTTTTGTAAATAATCAGTCATTTAATTTGACAGATAACGGCATTGCAGGTATCAATATTTCCGGAATATACTTAAACCCAATTTCAACATTAGAACTCTGATAATCAATATAATCAAAAGAAGGGTTGTAGTAATTTTTAACTACAACCCAACTTTATAAAATTCGTAATAAAAATGGAAGATAAAATCGTAAAAGTAAAAGGGAAAGAGTATAAAATTACATTTCCTAATGTAGGTCAATATTATGATATAGAAGCATTAAAACAAAGTCTAGGAAAGGGCTTCTATAACATGATGCTTGGTAATCGTTCAGTTGCAGCACAGAATGCTCTTGATATGATTGATATCGAAGCAACGATTTCAGTTATGATGCCGGACCTTGTAAAAGACATGAAGGTTAAGAGTTTTAGAGAGCTAGGTCTTGCTGACTATACAGAAATTCGCGAAATTTACGACAAAGAAATTATTCCTTTTCTCATGGAAACCAAACGTATACTTAGTCGTCCGGTTGAATAGAACGAATTAAATTGAAATAAAGATGACCATTGATGATTTACGTACTTTTATGATTCAATGGAATAACAGATTCCCTTATGACCGGTGGTGGAGAAAGAAACATGGAGTAGCTTTTTTGTCACCTGAGCATAGGGGATGTTCTTTTATCCATCAGTTAATGGAATATGAGGAAGAATTGATGTTTAATCGAGTTTTGCAAGAAGAAAAAGAGAAAGAGCAAAATTCTTACATTCCTAATATGGGAGATTGGATAAAACGAGAAAATTCCAACGAGATAGATGAGTATGACTTAGAGATGTTTAGAAAAGAAGCTGCTGAATTAGCTGAGTTAGAACAATTTGAAACAGAAGAGTAGTCTTATGGCAGAAGATAAAAGAATTAGAGTAAGTGCAGATATAACTCCTCTTAGACAATTAAGAGAAGAAGCAATCTCTTTATATAGAGAAATTGATCAAGCGAGTTCATCAAGTCAATTGACTACTGAAAGAAACTTGCAGCAACTTCGTGAACAATTATCTCTAATGGAAAATCGAAATGAGCTTGAGAAATTGTTAATTGATTTAAAAAAGCAAGCTGCATTAATTGAAACACCAATTCAACCTACTAGACAACAACCTATATACGATAGAGATACGAATTCTGTTTATTGGGATTTAAGTCAGCAACCTGAAGAAATACCTTCTCCTGAGGAAGAAAAACCTAAACAGAAAAGAAAGAAGAAGAAAAAAGTCAAAGAGCAGTTAGACTTTGATGGAGAGCCTGAATATGATGAAGAAACTGGATCTTTAAAATGGACTGCGAGAAAGAAGGGTGATATAGGAGTAGAACAACAGAAAGGTCAAGAAGAACTTCTAGAAAGTGTAAAGAATATCGAAAAAAATACTGTTGGAATCAATGAAAATACAACTCTATTAAAAGATAGAAATCCTGTTGAAGTCAAATTTGAATCTACAAACGAAAAACAAAATCAACGTCAAGAATCAACTTCTCGACCTGAAAGAGAAGAGTTTCAGAGCGAAAGATACGACAACAACCAACAAAGAGAAGTGTTTTCAGACGAAAATATTCTCAAAGCGATTAGCTCTCTAGAATTAACTTTCGATAAAGATATTCGAGGATTAAGTGATGTTTTAAAGAATATTGGAAAAGATAAAGATACAGCTCCTAATACATTTCAATCGTCAGTAACACGTTATTTAGAGACCTTTGTAAATTCGATTTCACTAATTGAGGATAATATAGAGAGAATTACTCTTGCTGTAGAAGGACAAAGAGGTGGAGGTAACGGAGATCGAGGAAATGGAGGTGTGAATATTCCTATTTCATCAGGAGGTGGAAGTCGAGGAGGTGGATTAGCTTCTCTGGCCAAAGGTGCAGGATGGATAGGATTAGCACTTGAAGCGAGAAATCTTTTGAATAATGCCAAGAATGTTCTAATAGAAAGAGAGTTTAGAAATCAAGAAGCTCTTCTAAGATCAGAATATCAAGGAACAATTGAAACAGGAGCTAATTTCACTCGAGTTCAAGCAGCTAACGAAGCTGATAAATATCGATGGATACCATTTATTGGAGATATTATTGCTCGAAAGATTGAAATGCCAGCTAATATTGAGGCAGATAGATTGATGACTACTGCTCAGAAATATATGTCGGCAGAATCGAGAGTTATTCCTTATGCACAGACATTCGGTACAAGCACTCAAGAGGCAATGAGAACAGCTTTCAATGAAGGTTCTTATGCTGCTAATGCATTAGGAATGGATGTGAGTCAATATTTACAGCGTAGAACTGAATTGACTCGTGCTGCAGGAGGTCGAGGAGTCGGTGGGACAGAATTCGATCCAACAGCAAGAAGAGAAACTCAGTCTCTAATGGCGGTAGAGCGATTATACGGAATAGATTCAGGAACAATCAATAGATTGCAAGGTTCATTGAGATTCAGTGATCAAAACACTCTCTACGGAGGTTCAGCTATTATTAGAGAAATTGAAAGAGGAATGAAAGAATTGAATATTCCTTTCAGTGAAATAGCTGCCACAATAGGAGAATCTCTAGAAACATTCAATAAGCGAGCTGACGAAATTCTATCTAAAGCAGGAGATTTTGATGCAGCTAAGATTGTAGCTGTAATGAATGGAGTTCGTATAGCTACAGGATTGGAAGGACGTCAATTAGAAAGAGTTCAGACAGCTTTTTCAGGAAGTGGATTGTCTCAGGACGAAGTAACTCAAGCACTACTTCTAAGAACGTTGACGAGTACAGATCCGAATGTGAAGACATATTCAGAAGCCATGGAGAAACTTGAGAAAGTGAGAAGTGGAGATGCTGAACCTGAATTTATGAGAGATTTCCTTTTACAATTACAAGGATTAACTCAAAACAATGAGCAATTCATGAATATTTTGAAAGGAGTTTTTCCGAATTTGAGTTGGCAAGATATACGTTCACAATTTGCTTCAGGTGATCAGTCTGAAATAATTAACTCTATATTCAATAAGATTCAAGAATCATTCCAAGCAGTAAAAGATAGACCAAGAGAAGCATACGCTCCTGACGAAGCAAGAAGAACAGTTGGTGTAGGCGAAAAAATAACTGCTTCAGATTTTAATCGACAAGCAGGAGAAGGAGGTGAAAGCATTGCTACTATATTAAAAGCTATTAGAGAAAATACTGATAAAATTAGAGATGCAATGCCATCTTCTGTTGTGGAAGAAACAGAGAAATTCTTCCGTGAAAATAATGTTTCGACAGGAGTTCCTGAAATGACTGTAACTCAGATAGGTATGGCTCTTGGACAGAAACTTGCAGAAGTCTTTTTGAGAAAATTATATAGTACTCCTACTCAACCAAAACCTGACGAAAGATAAATGGCCACAATTGAAAATAAATTAAAGAATTATGTGTTGACTGTTGAGAAACAAATGACTCCAGACGAAGTCATTAACAGTTGGCAGAGAAAACTTCCTCAGAAAGAAACTAAGATGACTGTTGAGGAGTTTATGGATGTAGTGTCAGATGCTAGTGGTAAAACGAATCGTGACGTTATATGGTCATTCTATGATGCACTAGAAAAGAAAGTTCATGAGTCTGAATATTCTTCGAAAAAACTACCTTTCATTAAAGCAGGAACGCAAGTAGAATTTCCTATTCCAAAATCTCCTATACAAATAGAGGACGTTGCAGATAGTAAGTCTTTTTTGGTTCAAGGAGAATTTTCGTCATATTGGAGTGAAAATTTGAAAAAATTAGTTTTAGATCCTGATTTTGCACCTGATAATGTAGTTGGTTTAGATGAGTCTATAGGTTTAAGTACTAAGATACAATCAATAAATGTACGAGTATGGATTTATTGCAAAGCGACTAATTCTATATATGACATTAGTCAATACGTATTGACTTGCAGTACAACGAAAACTTTACAAAGAGGAAGTTTTTCTATCACAACGATTCCGTTTAGAAACGATGAAACAAATTTATTTGGAGGTAGTTATTATGATAATTTCAATACAGTAACAAAAGAAGGTTATTCTACACGTTCTTTTTTAGAGAAAGTGGTTAGTGTTAATGATGTTGTTTTTATTCGTTTTGAGAGGTTGAAATTAGAAAAGGAAAGAGACTCTTCTAACAAGAGTACAATTAAAGTAGATGTGAATAAACTAGCAAATACAGGCTCTCAATACAATGTGTGGGATATGATAGGATTCGTTGATAATTGCAACGAAGTGTATTCAGCAGAAGACAATTCAAAGATGACGATTATTAATGGCAGAGACTTATCGAAAGTGTTCGAAGAAGATGGAAGTTATTTCATTCCTCTACAAGACATTGATAATAGTGTAGGAGAAGAACATTGGACTCCATTAGGCCGACCTCAAGATTCGTGGTACAAACGAAACGTGATAACAGGTAGTTACGATTATCTATGGAGTTACAAATACAAGAGAATTCACGAATGTATTTGGTTTATCGTTAACATAATGTCGAATATTGGCATATGTAAAGATAGTTTATTCGCATCATGGGGAGATAAAAGATTAACCGGTTATAATGTAGAAGGACAAGAACCAATGTCGGTAAGTGGTATTTGGCAGATTGTTAAGTGTTTTGTCGATAATGATGTTCAATCGAGAGTGTTGGTAGATTCTTCTATAGGAAATCCTAACGGAACGCTTATGGATTATATGAATAGAGTTTGTCAATATCCTTTTGTAGACTTTTCAATAGATACTTACATAAATACGATAGATATTGTAGTAAGACAACCTCCGTTTACAGAGAAAGCGATAATGTCTGCGTATTCGAATAAAGAATACGTAACAATTACTCCTGACAATGTTATATCGTATGATTTGAGTTATGATTCAAGAATTTATACTTGGTTTCAAATTCATATTCAAAACAATAGCATATTAGGAGATAAAGAACAAGTTGGATTAGCATTCGTACCTATTGTATATTTAAACGAATACGTTGAATTATGGGGTAATAGAAAATTGGAAGTAAACGATATTTACGCTACATTAAGAACTGTAAAAGGAGTACAGAAAGAAGAAGATTTTAGTACAATGCAAGCTGCACTTATAAACGACTTAATTTATGTTGTTGAAAGTAATGCATACACACCTTTTACAAGAACAGGAACAATAGAATTGAATGGAGATAGAAGAATTAAGGCAGGAACGTTTATCGTGAACCAAGCGACAGACGAATTCTTTTACGTCACTAGTGTTTCGAATTCAGTAGCATTTACAGGAGAAGGAATCGATAGAAGGACGATTTTGCAAGTGGAAAGAGGAATGTATATTCCTATTCTCGAAAGTACCGAAACGAAGAGTGTAAAAAGATTAGATAATACATTCCCTACAGTAAAAGGAAAACCGTCCTACTTTAAGATAGTAGATTTGAGTGAATTGAAACGTTCAGCAAAAGAAGCAGAGCAAGGAAAATTAACAACAGCTTCTAGTCCTAGAATAGATAAAGATATGTTCGAATACTTTTTGAATCGTAAAATGTTTGGAGGATTATAATTATGGCTATAGGAGGTACACCAAGATTACAGAGAAATGATTTGCCACCGATAACACACGGATATATAATGATTCCTAAGAATGTAGATAGAGATGCTTATATAGAGAATTGTTTTAGAATGAATCGTGTATGCGTGTTAATAGAAGGAGGAGTATTTAAAACAGACGTACTCATTACTAACGAGGCGATTCAAAACATATCATTCCCTACACAGCCAGGAATGAAAGGAACTCAGGTTATAGTTGCATCAGGAATATTTAGAAATCAACCTATTATAGTAGGGACGGTACAAGGAAACGATGAAACGCAAGCATGGTCTGAAGATATAATTCGGTTTAGAAAAACTGTAGGAAATACAACGATATCTTTCTGTATGAATCCGAAGGATAAGCAGATGAATGTTAGTGTCTGTTCAGATGAAAAAGCAGATTTGAATATTCAAATGGTTGGTAATCCTGAGAACAAAATTAACGTACAGACATCAGGGGAGGTGAATGTAATTGCAGATGAAAAGGTTAATGTGGTAGGATATAAAGCTATAGAAGCTAAAATTATTAATGCAGAAGTAGAAGCCGAAGAGCCTGGAAGAGAAGAAAGACGAATTACTTTTGATATGGATAAAGTAGAGGTGTTTCGAAAAGTTGAAGATAAAACATCTCAAATCCTATTTGATGATAATACGATAGAAGTTGGTCTTCACGATAAGAAAGAAAATATTTTAATTCAAGATTCAGGAATAACAATTTCTTTTAATGACGGTGAAGAACAAATTCAGTTGGCTCAAAATCTGATTAAATTACTGACAGGAGAAAAAGTTGTTATGAATAATGGAGGAGAACCGTTGACATTAGCCAATACTCTAATAAATATGCTTAATAATATTGAGAATCAAATTACAACTTTAAAGAATGCATGGACAACAGCACTTTCAGGAAGTGCAAGTATGGATGGTGGTAAAGCGGGATTTGGAGCAGGAGTAGGAGCTGTATCAGGAATTCAACCATTGAATTTCGATTCAATAAAAAGTAAGGTAACTTTTTCTGATTAAAAATAAAGTAGTATCTTTACAGCAATAAGAAGAAAAGATTATGGGACAGACATCTAATGCAGTAATTCGTAAGGCAACCGAAATGTTGGGTACGATCGGAAGATCGGGCCTTGCTGCCGCATTTCCCAATGATTTTGAAGTCTATTTATGTGCACTTGAATTGACTGATTCTGAGAATAATACGATAGATTTCTTTACCTTTCCAATAAATCCAAGTAGTATTCAGAAAGTAGAAGCAAAGAGAGAAACAGTCAGAAATACAGCAGGAGGCGTAACAATACTTAGTTCACCAACATTTGTGCCTCAAGAAATAAATATTCGAGGAGATTTTGGACGAACATTTAAGATTCTATTATCTGTATCAGGAGGTTCTAGTAGTATATTAGGTTCAGCATTTAGTTTAGCTGCAGGAAAGTATTCATTAATCGATATTACAGGTAAGGGAACAAGTGGATTAAAAGCCCCTTCATTCGATCCAGGAGTGAAAACGGGATTTGGATGTACAAAAATGATGCAAGCAATAATTTCTAAGAGTAATGGAGTAGATAAGCAAGGATTGCCGTTTAAATTGTTTTTCTACAACATGGCTCTTGGAGAGAGTTATTTGGTAGTTGTTCCTCCATCAGGACTTGTGTTAAGTCAGAATATGCAGAAAAATATGATATGGGAATATAATCTCAATATGACTGCCATAGCTCCTATGGAGTCGGTGAAATCAGGAGGAGCAAAGACTTCGTTGATTAAAACTCTTGCAGCAGGTGCCGTACAAAAAGGAGTTAACGATTTAGCTGCAACGGTTGCAGGAATGTTGTAGAATATGGAAATGTTTGAAAAATTTAAAACAGTAACAGGATACGATATAAAAGAGTTTTTTCAATCGTATGTAGATTTCTGCAACAATAATTATCCTTACATAGTCGATTATTATCAAGGAGGAGATATTGATGCAGAATCGTTTCATAAATTAGATAAATTGATTTCTCAGCTTAATATTATCGAACCTTTGTTTAGATTGCACGAAAACACTCTAAACGATATTTCGATGTGGGATATTCTAGATCATTTTTCAGAAATAGAAACTAAATTACTCACAATTAAGAATTCGGATAGATGGCTTAGAAGTGCTTCAGTAGGAAGAACTAATACTCTACAGATGGAGAAACAATTGAGAACAGGAGAGACGTTTGAATCTGTAGCAGAAGAAATTGAATATTCAGCACCTCAAGACGATTGGTTAGAAATTGTTACGCCTCAATATATAATCGAAGAAGATTATGTAGTAAATGAAGGCAGTAATACATTTGCTGTCAATCTAAAGAATGTAGGATTGAATTACGTAGACAATGTAGTTGATACATTGGTTGACAACAATATCTTAGGTAAGGATTTAGATGTCTCCTTCGAAATTAAAAATAATGATCTTTCAGTTGTGAATTATCACGATTCGATGACTCAAGCATTGAAGATTATTCTAGAATCATTGAAAGGAAGTATTCCTGAATTTAAAGATTACGGATTGCCGTCAGATTTTATTGGAACATCAGTCAATGCAATTCAATATCCTTCGATATTCAAAGCATTAATGAATATGTTCCAAAGAGATAATAGATGGTCGAGTGCAGAATTATTGAGTTTAGAAAGAAAAGACGATAACCTTTTTATGAAGGTAAAGGCTGTTAGTGTGACAAACGATAACTTTATAATTAACGTTCCAATATAAGTAGCATGATTACAAAAGTAAACAATACAATTTCAACTCTAAAGAATTTATGGGTTGAAATGTTTTTAAACAAAACAAATAAAGTCTCCAATATATCAGATGGTTCAGTTCTCAATGCTGTAGCATTTGGTACAGCGAAAGTTGCACAAAAAGCAATTAAAGATATTGCAATCGTAGAAGCTCAAATATTCCCTATGTCGGCTACAGGTGAATATTTAGATAAGTCAGCAGCTCTTTTTGGAGTTTCGCCAAGAAAGCAGGCTTTAGGTAGTTCGACTTATGTAAGAGTTTATGCTCAACCAGGTACACAGTATCCTGTTGGAACAATATTTATTGCTAAGAATGGTGTTCGATTTACGGTAGATCAAGAATATACTGTCGATAAAAGTGGATATGGCTACGTATCTGTTCGATCAACGATTACTGGAGTAGTTTCAAATGTAGAAGCTAACAGTATTACTCAAGTATCACCTAGACCATTAACTCATATCGAATGTACAAATGAATATGCTGCAATTGGGGGGCGAGATTATGAAGACGATGAAACATTTAGAAATCGTATTTTGAATTATAATAATAAGTTATCAGAAGAGACTGTTGAATCTTGGACACAAAAATTCCAAGATTTGAACCCTAATATTTTAAGGGTAATGAATGTGGGATTAGGTGAAGACGGAAAGATTCATATTTATTTAGTAACACAAAATGGTTCTTTCTTTACAGATGACGAATTGCAAACATTACTTGAACAAAGTGCACCTTTCTTTGGATTAACAGAAATTAATCTATCAGGAGAGAGTGTTGGAATTGTACTTGAGAATGCTAAATGGATGATTGTTGGTGGAGAAGCAGGAATGGATTTTAGAGTTGAATTACAACCTGATTACGATATTGCTACTGTGCGTAAAAACATTCAAGTAGCATTAACGAAATATCTTGATTTCCGTTTTTGGGATGCAGGAAGAACAGTACAGTGGGATGATTTGTTACAAGTAGTAAAAAATTCAGAAGGAGTAAAATATGTTCCCGATGAATATTTCTCTCCTTATTACGATCAGGAAGTTCCATTAAATATGCTACCGCGTATCAAAGGATTTAGAATGAGAGATCTTGAAGGTAATATTCTCTATGATGCAGGAAGTACATTATCAAATATATTTTATCCTGCAGAAGAAAAGAATATTTATCAAGGAGCTCAGAATGCAATTTTAGCACAAAAATATTTAGTATCATTTACAGTTACTAATACAGCAGGAGCTGCAGTAGCTAACGTTTATATTACAATTGGTAATAAAATAATCGTTACAGATGCTACAGGAACAGCAAATATTCAACTTGAAAACGGTGAATATGAGTATTCAGTAAGTAAAGCAGGATGGGACGAACAAACAGGAGAATTCGTAATTCTAAACTCACCTGTTTATGTAAATATAGAAAACTTCACAGCAACACCATTTAATGTTAATTTTACAATTCTTAATGGTAGTGAAGGATTGGAAGGAGCTACGATTACAGTCGGTTCAACGAAATTAGAAACGAATAATGAGGGTAAAGCGAGTTTAAAACTCGAACCAAATACTTATGAATATTCTATTACTAAAGAAGGATTTAAACCAATAAACTCGATTTTTACGGTAGAAAATCAAGATTTAGATATCGTTGAAAGAATGTTCTTAGCTTCTATGAACGTAAATTTTTCTATAATCGATAGAAAGAGAAATGTTTATGTGCCGCAAGCAAATCTTATTATTTCGGATTATAGTTTAGTTACAGACAACGAAGGACAGGCTACAGCTACGTTAGAAGCAGGTCAATATTCAGTTCAAGTTTATAAAGACGGATATGAAAGGTATGAAGGTTCTGTTGAAATTACTAATGAAGATCCAAATTGTGTTCTTCTAGAAATGGCACCTATTCCTTATGGAGTTAAATTTACAGTAGTAGACGATTTAGATCAAGTAATACCACTAGCCTCTATAGAGATTGGAGGACAGATTCTCTTGACAGATTCATCAGGTATTGCAACAGCTTTTTTGCAGAACGGAACTTATAGTTACAGAGCTTATAAAGTAGGATATAATGAAGTGCGAGGAACTGTTACTGTTAGCAATAATCATGTTTCAGAAGAAGTGCGACTTGTAGAAGCCGAATATACATTAAGATATGTAATTCGAGATATCGAAACGGGTAATTATATTCAAGGAGCAGAAATTGAAGTTGCGAATACAGCTTTAATTACCAATGTTAATGGTGTAGCTCAAATTACAATAAAACACGGAACTTACGACTACACCATTAAAACTCAAAATTACAAAGAATATAAAGGAACAGTTAATATTGTTAATCAGGACGTTATCGAGACTATTTATCTGGAATTAAGAGATAGTTATGTCACGTTTACAGTTACAGACAAAGGGAACGGACTTCCTGCAGTAGGAATAGCTGTTTCATTGATTAATAAAGGAACGCAACTCGTTGTAAGTAGTGGACATACAAATCAAGTAGGTCAAATAACTTTGCAAGGAGAGGCTGCTGCATATATATGGAAAGTTGAAAATAAATATTATTATCCAAAGCAAGGAGAAATTGTTTTGGAAAAATTGAAAGACGAGAAGATAGATGTCGTGATTGAAAGAAGACCTGTTCAAGCTATCATTAAAGTTCAAGAACATATTCCAGGATTTTCAGGAGATGAAACAGGAGCTACAAGTACAGATAACACATCCTCTGTTGAAGCAGTAGGAACAGACGGTTATAATTATATAGCCGTCTATAATGATAACATTACTGTCCCTTTAAAAGGAATAGAATTTAATTTTAGTAATTTCGTAAAAACATATCGAAGAAATCAAGCTACAGGAGATGTAGAAGAATTTGACTTTAGTACCACATTGAATGTGAGTTGGAAACTTGTAGTTGCACCTAACGAAACTTCGAAGGAAGAATTCGTCACAGTGAAGGATAGTAGTATCGTCACAGTGAAGGATAGTAGTATCGCGTCTCGAGTAGCTTTCTTGAATATCATTGTAACTGCACAAGGAAATTCTGCAGAAAATCAGATTCATCTCTTACAACAAAAACAAAACCGATTTTTAGATGTTAAATCCGGTTTAGAAGTAACTGTAACAAATAAGAAGGATAATTCTACTCAAAAATTAAAAACAAATGCAGAAGGCGAAATAACACCTACTATCGTTACAGGAATACCTTATGAATTAAAGGTAACTCAAACAGGTTTTTATCAAAACGATGGAGTGGTAGAAGTTGAGTGGGATTATGAACCTCAATTGGTTACGATGAAATTAATTTGCACAAAGACGATTACAGTTAAAACGGTGCAAAAGAATTTCAATGTACCACTTAAAGGAGCGGTATTTTTGGTTAAGAATATGTCGCTAGATTGTACATACACAACTTCTGTTGATCAGAGAACAGGAGAAGTTGCTGTATATGTTTCTCCGATTGCTTTAGCTTATACAGTATCGTGTCAGTATCATATAACTCAAAATGCGACATTTACTCCTACAGCAAGTCAAACAAAACTTGATTTGGTTTTAGATTATGAACCGGTAACTGTAACTATTAGAGTAACTTGTGCAACACCATACAATCACGCTGCCAATGCTGCTTCAGGAGCTTTGAGAATTGAATGGAAAGATGCATCAGCAAAATGGACTGTAATAAGTACGAATTTTACTACAGGCACAGATGGTTCTATAACGATAACAGAAACATCTAATGGAGTTAAATTACCTCCTACAAATAATGCAGGTAACAACACACAACCTTATCTTTATAAGACAATTTTTTCAGGAGGAAATTATGTCGAACAGCCTGATGGAGAAGCTGTTTACAATATTATTCCCGAAAGCGATAATGTTTTAAATAGAACTTTGGCTCGTAAGACGATTTCTTTAACAGGAACCGTTAAAGAGATTTTGCCTAGAATCAATGCTACGGCATCTAATACAGTAAAAGCAGGATTAAAATTAATCGATTATTATCCAAACAATTCAAAAGCTGCAGATTTAACGACAAATGCAAATGGACAAATAACGAGAACTGTCTATGCAGGATTAGCAGAGAGATTTGTAGTCAATCCTGAAGGATTTTATTCAGGAAATGGAGTAACATTGACTTTGAATTATGCAGACGGAGCTACACAAAGTAAAGATCTTATTTATACAAATGAAAAATATGTTCCTATAACAATCAAGAGTGATGTATATGGAACAAATTTACAAGGAGTAACAGTCAAGTATGAAGGATTATCTGTAGTTCAAACACAGACAACCAATGATGCCGGACAGGTGAATATGTATTTGTCACCAATTCCAATCAAGTACACAATCTCTCTTAAATACTATAATACACTTACAAACACATTTACTCCTACAGGAACAGAAAACTCAATATCTTATACACTTATAGCTAAAAGATATAACGTAAAGATAACGACTAACGTTATTGATAGTTCTAGTTATAAAGTTAATAATGTAAAATTAACATTTATCAATCAAGCTAAAAACACAATTACATTTAACGGAATTACAGATACAAACGGAACATTGACTTTAACAAATGTACCTACAGGAACATATAATTATAGTTCAGGTAAAGGAAATGGAGACACAGACGAATACTTATATTATCGTGAAGTATCAGGTTCAGTCGCAGTTCCTATACAAGATGATGAAACGGGAAATACTGCACTTAATATTAGTTTCCAGTTATTCACTTTAGGTATTAGATTTAGAGTTAAAGAAAATAATCTGCCTTACAATGGAGGTGTATTAACGATAACAAACAATTCGTTTAAATTTAGTCAAGAAGCAACTCTAAACAATAATGGAGAAGTTGTTATTTCTGGAATTAGAAATTCTTCTTTTACAACTGTTTTAAAAAACTATGCAAATTATTATTCTAATTCAACTATTAATTTCAAATTAGAATTAATAGATAAAGTTATTGATTGGAATTTAACAGGAACACAAGACATATCTTTTATTTTTAAAGAAAGTGTCGATCAAACTCTTCTTCAAGGTGTAAATGCGAGTTACAACGGACAATCAGGTATAACAAACGAGCAAGGTCAAATCACTTTTAAGCGCTCAGGAATAAACAGAGCTTTAACAGCAACTTTCGGTGACGAATATGTTAGTGTAGAAAGAAACGTAACTCCAAGCGAAACGAGTCCGATTACGATTTTGATGGAGAAAGGAGAGCAAATTGTTACGATACAAGTTTCTGAAAGATATAGCAATAATAGGAATGCTTCTTTACTGGCGGGTCAAAAAGTTAATTACTCAAATACAGAGGGAGATTCAGGAATACTAACTCTCGGAGAAAATGGTGCAGTTGAATTTAATGCAAAAATAAACAAAGAATATACATTTACATTGCCAAGTGAGCAAGCTGCGTATTATTCAAATAATAATGCGAAACACACTTACACAAAGAAGGGTGAGATAGCTACAGTATATTTTGATTGTAACAAAACCTTTGTTTTAACAGTTAAGGATAATGTTTTGCAAGAACCTTTGCAGAATATTAACGTTAATTTTGCTACACAATCAGGTACAACAAACGATCAAGGTCAAGTAACATTTAATTATTCTAGCCAAGACGGTAAAACGATAGTTTATGAAGACAAAGATAATTTAACTGATTTTTACTATAACAATCAGAGAGTAACTCCTGATATATCTATAACAACAAGAGATCTTGTATTAGAAAGGAAAAACATTTCGGTTCTGAATACTTGTAAAGAATATCCTCAAGGTAAGACAGAAGCTCAAGCTGTGCCGTTTGCAAATGCTTCGTTGAAGTGGTCAAGACAGGGAAATGAAAGTATAGAATATACAGACACTTCAGGTCAAAATGCATACAATCCATATGCAGGAATAGAATACACTATATCAATTGTTACAGATAAAGAAAATTATAGTACAGGTAGTATAGTAAGAACATATCATTATAAAGACGGTGGAACAAGAAAAGAAACTATATACTTTGTAGCAAACAAATCTCAGGTTTATACAGTAGAAGACTCAGATATAACAAATTTATGGATAAACGGAGCTTCGATAACGACATGGGGAGGACAGACTGCGACTACAAATGATAAAGGTCAATTCACAACTATAATAGGAGGAAGAACTTATCCTGTAATAGTAACGAAGAATAATTATACAACTTTAAATACAAATCTGCCAAAACCAGTAGCTAATATAAAATTGGCTCCTGTAAAATCAAGTATTACAATAACTCTAACAGCGAAGTATAATCGATTCGACGGAGTTGCATATGCTACGAGTGACGTAATTTCAGGATTAGGAGTTGTTTTGAATTACGAAGAGACGGAGACAGGAGAACCTAAATTCGAAGGAACAACCAATGATTTAGGTCAAGTCACTTTTGGACCGATGAGAGCAGGAGCTTATGATGTTTTGATAACAGGAGATTCTAATTGGGAAAGTGATAGTACAACGTATCGAATATTAATGCCTCAAGCTACACAATCTTGCAGTGTATTGAGAAAGAGTTTTAAATTACAAAATCAAAATTTTAGAGTAAAACTGAATAATCAGTCTGAATCATCTCGAGCAAAATTTAATGTTCCTGTCAATATTAAGATAGATCATACTATAACAGCATTAAGAGAAGATATTCGAACTTTATCTTTATCGAAAGATAGTGGAGAAATTAGATATATAGACGCTTCGAATACAACTATTAACATAGGTGAAGGTCCTGTTTTAGGTGTGATAGGAGGAGTTGATTATACAGCAGAATCTAAAGCAGTTACAGAAGAAGTTCAAACGTTTACAATTACTGCATATGGAACAAGAACTATTGTTGTAAAAAATGAGGATAGTGCAACATTGCAAGGAGCGAAAGTGACAGTTGATTATAGTCCATATCTTCCTGATTATGAAGCAAATCAAATTTCCTATTTAACTGACGATAGTGGTACAGCAAAACCTATTCTTATAGACCAAGGAACTTCAACTCTAACATATACAGTAACGAAAGAAGGTTACAAACCATTTACATGGACCGATAATTCGATAGAATTGAAAACGGTGATATTGGAAGTAGCAGGAACTATTGTGAAAGGTAGAGTTGTAAGAATAGATGATCCGTCCTTACCTGCATGGGGATGTATTGTGAAATTCTCTACAGATAATAGTAGTACAGCAGTAAGTACAACAATTACAAACATTGAGGGTAATTTTTCAATAGCGCTACCGAAAGCAACTTACTATTGGGAAACCGGAGGAACACAAACTTGGGGACAAGAAGGAACAGGTGATTATCAAAAAATATTTAAAGGAACAGAAACATTTGTAGTTGCAGATACTGAAGTAGATTTAGGAACTCTATATGCGTATTATGGTAACGATACGAGCGAATGGATTCATAAGGTTACAGAAGCAAGATTATTAACTCCAGGTAATTATTATGAAGGTATTATTTATGATTACTTAGGTACAACTGCAGGAGGATTTTGGAGCGAAGATCAATACGCACAAAACAATCTTGCTAGATTTAATTTGTTTACTTTTGATTTACAACAATTTACAGATACTGAAATTGATAATCCTCTGCAAAATTCACTTTCGTTTAGAAATATATCAACATCAGGTTTGTTAGAAAACCTTACTGAGGCGCCATCGCAACTTATACAATGGGCTTTATCTGAGGGATATTATTCTCAAGGAATTTCAATAAATTTTTTTAGAGGTATTAGAGGAGACGATACTAATTGGGTTAGGAGAAGAGCGTCAGTAAGATATTTTGCAAGTAATGATTCGGATACAATTTTAACAAATCAAGTTTATTTTTCTGACGAAATACTATCGTATGTTGCGTCAAAAACTAATAGTCAAGCAACGTTGATATATAATAAAAACTTTTTCTCTCCAAGTAGTTATTGTGTAGGTAGAAAGAATTATTGGAATTTAGGAACGAAATATATAGAGCCGATTGTTATATGTAAAGAAGGAGAGAATCCTTTAAGTAAACAATCTATAAGATTCGTAGGATTTTATTGGACTACATTAGAAGAGACTTGTGTTGTTGTTGATTATAAATTACGAAGAGAAGATGAAAACAATCTTCCTTCTGCAGGAGATACTTCTGGTCAATTAACATTGATAAACGGATTTGGATTTACACAAACGCTTCGACAATTATCAACGAAAGATTACTTTTTAGCCTTAATAACTAATCGTCCAAGTAGTACAGTTAACGTTAATGATGTTACTTCGTTATACACATTGTATTTGGGTAAATATTTAAACCCTGGTGCCAATGATTTATATTCTTCAGCTACGTTGAAACCGTTCTCTTATATATTCGTTAAAGATAACTCGGCTTATATGACGAATCAGATAGGACCGAATGTATGGCCGATAGTTAAGAATTTCAATGTTAGAGAAGACGATATGGATAATTGGCTCTTTTTCTGTCCTCCTTCTACAATAGGTACTGCAACTGTAGATGGAAAGGGATTGTGGTCGGTATATTTCCCCTATGGAATGGTAGATAAGGAAAATGTAGATTGGAACGGAGCATTTGTTGTAAATCCTGAAAGTGCAAGAATAATTACAGAAGATTTGAAAAATAAGTACGTTGCAAACATAGTTCAAAATACAAGTGGTTCAAAAATAGTTGTATTCTGGAACGAGGTGGGTAATACGTATTATAAAGTTAATGTAGGCTTGACGGGTACAAAAACAATGAACATCCCTATAAAAGGTTATTCTTGTTTTTGGTTTAATCCAGTAACTAAAGCGTGGCAGAAATCAATGTCTACAAATAGTTTGTTTGATTCTTCGTATTTATCTGAGTTTAGTAATGTAGAACAAGGAAAACAACCGACTTTAATTGTAGGAGAAAATTCAAATACAGAACTTAATACAACAACGCTTACATTCTTGACTCAAAGTAATACTGATAACAATAGTTACTTATTCTCATTAAGATAGAAGTTGTTATTTGTTTTTAATTAGGTATTTTTACAGAATGAAAATTAAAAGTAAGTAGGAGATGAAAAAGGTTACCGATAGTCCATCGAATCCAATACAAGATAGTCCGTGTGGAGAATATTTTTTCTCTGCACAGGACAATATATATAGTAATACTATTTTTTCAAGATTTTTTGAGCAAAATGATAAAGAAGTGATGGCTTGGGCAGAAAATGTTCTAGCTAAGTTAGAGGGAAATGGAATTTTGCCAGTTTTCTTGAAGAAAAAAGAGAACGAAGATTTTAAAGCGTTTTGGGGAACGATAACCCATTTGTTTGCATTAATTGTCCTTTATGCGAGAAAGTATAAAGAGATAGATTCGAATCAAATTCTATTTGAGACATTTATTCAGAACAGAGGATTGATTACGAATCTAGTAGACAGTCAAGATCAGATGGAATATTTGTTCTACAATTACTTAGAAGAATATTCGAAGAGAGGTCGATTAGATATTATAAACAAAGAAGGTGAATTATTAGGCGAATTACTGAGATTAATTCGCTATAATTCATTAGACGAATTTATTTTCGCACTATTAAGACCTGAGAATACAGGATGGACAATAGGATATTCATCTCCTACTTGGCAGAGAACAGAGTGTATAGTAAATGTGACGAAAGCATTCGAGTATTCAATAGGAGTTGATGACCTTGAAAAGTACCCTCTGTTATTGCCTCAAAACGTTTCGGTAACACAAGATGAGAATGGAGAGGATAGCGGAATCTTTAACGCAATGACATTCACAGGAACACAGACGGTAGGTATAGATGGTCGAGAGGATTTATCAAAACTCATTATTATAGATCCGAATTTGAGTTACGAAATATCTGCTATGATTAAAGTATCGAAGGCTGTAGATGAGAATTTGAAATTCGGTGTAGCAGGATACGAAACGATTGACGGAGAAGCTCTTGCAATGGGAGTAATTGGAGGAGAAGATTCGATGTTTTTTCATACATCAGAATACATGGATCTCCCTAATGAAAACATCTATTATCACATAAAAGGAATTTTATTTTCGAACACGATTCAATTCAAAGAAGTTCCGACACTTAACTTTCCAACTGGAAGAGCTTTATCATTGAAGAGTAATATGAAATATATAGCTCCTATATTGATTCAAGAAAGAAATGATTCGATTACAGGACAACCTTATGTGTACATATATGATTTTAAAGTAAAGCCTTTGGACTTACCGTTCCAACAAGGATATTTAGGAGCAAAAGATGTTATTGCAGCATATTATAAAAATAATGCTTATCAAAAACAAGAAAGTATTGAGTCGTATATGAAAAAATATCTTCTAGGATATAAAAATATTTTAGGAGCGACCGTTATAGAAGATATTGAGGGAGATGAGCGATATAGAATCTTGTTTAAAGTGTTTTCAGATAGAAATAGATATATTTCTAAAGCTACGATTAAAATCAACGATAAAACGTTAATTACCGATGTTAATGGCGAAGCTAGCATCATTCTACCGAGAGGAGAATGGAAATATATAGTTGAAGCTGAAAATTTCGGTACAACAGAAAGAGTTCTTATAGTTGAAAAAGATACTGTAGAATATGTTCAGTTAATAGGTTCGGCTTATGAACGAGTTGTAACGTTTTATGTTCGGGATAACGAAACAAAAGATTTCTTATCAGGAGTAAAAGTTACTTTCGGAGGTAAAACAGCTACAACAACTTCTAGTGGAATTGTGGTATTTGAAGTTTATCCAGGCACTTATCAATTATCTGCAGAGAAAGAGAGTTATTATACTGAAAAGAGAACTCTTGAAGTTACAGATAGTATGAATGTCGATATAAACATGCGTGCTATTGAACATTATAATGTAACTATTAGAGTTAGAGACAGAGTTAATCCGGTAGGAGGAGCTAGTGTTCTTGTAACAGGTGACGATTATGAACGAACAACTTCTACGAATGATCAAGGTCAAGCAACAGGATTCTCTTTAATTGCTGGAACATATAGATATAAGATAGTTAAAGATGGATATATAACAAAAGAAGGAGAATTTACAATTTATGACGATGCAGTAATCGATGTTCAATTCAATCCTATACCGAAGTATAATATTAATTTTATAGTTACAAGCAATAATTTACCTGTGCAGAAAGCAGATGTAAATTTTAACGGAACAACTCTTCAAACCGATAATAATGGTAAAGTAACGTTTACTGAAATAGCAGGGCAATATAATTGGAAAGTAACAAAAACAGAATATGCTTCTCAAACAGGAACTGTCAGTGTAGTAGACGAGGATGTGACTGTAGAAGTTTCTTTGACACAAATAGGATATTCGGTAAAATTTACCGTCAAAGACGAAAAAGGTAATTTATTACCAAGTGCTAGAGTTTCAATTGGTGCAGAAAATATCGACACTTCAGATCAAGGTGTAGCAGTATTCGTAAAAACTTCAGGCTCTTATCAATGGAGCGTATCAAAGGAAGGTTACTATACAAAACAAGGAGTCGTAATTGTATCAGGAGCAGGAGAAGAAGTTGAAGTAACTCTAGAACAAGTAACTTATGATATCGTTTTTACTGTAAGAACAGATGGAACTCCTGTAAATAATCAACCTGTAGTTTTAGCAGGAACAACTTTAAATACAGATAGTACAGGTATTGTAACATTTAACAAACCTGCAGGTCGATATCCGTGGACTGTAAGTAGAAATACTTACGATACACAGACAGGAACTGCTGTAGTAGTAGATCGTTCAATATCAATAACTGTAGATCTTCAAAAAACGAAAGGTCGAATTTCTATATTAGCACTAGATAGTCAGACAGAAGCTTATTTGGACGGCGTATTAGTTACAATATCAGGACAATCAAAAAGCACAAATAGTAATGGTTGGGCAGGAGAATGGAGTTTGATTTATGGAACATATCCAGTAAGTGCATCTAGAACAGGTTATAATCCGTATTCGGGAAATATTACAGTTAATAGTGATAGTGCACAGAAAAAAATTTATCTCACTAAAGAAGCAGAAAAGCAATATACAGTAACTTTTTCAGTTAAAGAAGGAAATACTCCTTTACGTGGAGCTCAAATAAATGTTTATAATAGTCAGATAGATGAAACTGTTACAACAAATAGTAACGGTACGGCAACAATGTCGTTAATAAGAGGAAATTATAATTATATTTGTTCGAACGGAAGTTATTTTCAAACTTCGACAGGCGATTTTTCAGTATACGGTGAAATGACTGTTCCTATCAATATGACGAGAAAGACAACGACTGTTGTGATTCGAGTAAGAGATAGTGTGACATACAACAATATTGATGGAGCGAGTGTAACGTTTGGAAGCTATGGAACAAGTACTACTTCAAGTGGACGAGCAACATTTTATAATGTAAAAATGAGTGATGACAGTGTAGTAGCATCTGCTTCGAAGAGACCTCAGTACGATGATGTAACAAAATATTTTACTGTAAATCAAACAGATCCTACGTTTTATATTGAAATGGGGTTGAAGAAATTTAATGTTACATTTATCGTAAGAGATGATGGTAATAATTACATTTCAGGCGCAAATGTATTATTTAATTCAAAAAGTCAGTCTACAGGAAGTAATGGGTCAACAACGTTTAGTCAAATTCCTTCGAACACAATTCCTTATTCGTGGCAAGTAGATAAATCGGGATATCAAACGAAAACGGGAGATGTGTCTGTAACAGAGAGGGATGTCACGGTTAACGTTACTCTTACAAGAATTCAGTGTCGGATAACCTATATTGTTCGAAATAGTTTAGGACAGAATATATCCGGAGCTAGTGTAAATGATAAAGTAAATTCAGGGATTACTAATTCAAATGGACAAGTGTCTTGGAATATTCCTGCAGGAGATTCGTATACAGTAAACGCATCTCATGCGAGTTATTTCTCGTCAAGCGCTAACTTTACTGTTCTAGGAAACGAACAAAGTAAAACGGTATATATTACGTTATCGAGTTCAGGAGCCTTACTTGAAATTGAAATCTCTAACGATCAAGATTTACATAGAGTAAATCTCCCTATCGTAAACAGTAGTAGTGACGGATTGAATGATTTACGTGTACAATGGGGAGACGGGATACAGACGATTGGAGAGACAGGACACAATTATTCATCAAAGGGAACATACAGAATTCTATTTGATTTTAACGGTAACAACAGAACTCTTAAATGGGGTTCAGGAACAGAATATTCATTAAAATGGTATTTAAAAAGAGTTCTTGCCTGGTTCTCTAGTGGAGTAAGAACTCAATTTACTGCTCAAGGAGCTTTCCGAGACTATAACAAATTAACTACTATGGTAAAATGGAATACAAGTCTTATCAGTGGTAGTACAGAGCTGTTTTATTGTGGATGTTATAATCCTCATACAGTAGAAGATTTTGCTCCTCTGACATGGTCTTCGTCAGGATATTACGGAGCTTATTCGTATTCAGGATTAACAGGAGAAGTCAATTTGACTACGACATTTGGTGGTAATACAAGTACGTCTTTTCACGATGCTTTTGCAGGGACACAGATAACTGCCGTAACAGGAAAAATCACTCCGAGTTCAAGTGGATGTAATATCCACGGTATGTTTTATCAATGCAACAAATTAACATCAATCCCTAGTGATATGGGATTTAGATATATTACAGACGGAGGATTGTGTTTTGGAAATTGTACTTCATTAACAAGTACAACTCAATGTGAACTCTATGGAGGAAGTAATGTTAGTGTCAGTCAGATGTATTATGCTTGTAGTTCATTATCAACGATGATAACTAATACATTTACATCAGGTTCAACAAGCTCGCAAAGAACTTACGATTTTAATAATTGTTTTGCAGGCTCAGGAGTAAATGTGATTCAAACGAATGCATTTAATGTATATTTTGCACATAAAAAAGAATGCGTAAGCATGTTTTCAAATACGAGAAATTTATACGATATCTCTAACTTGAAAACAGGAATGTTTAATGTGATTAACGCTAATTTTATGTTTGATTATAGTGTAGTCACAGTAGTTCCTCAGCAATTTTTCCAATCAACTTCTGATTTGAGATCTACTTGTGAAGGAACATTTTTAAATTGTGAAAATTTAAAAACAGCAAATAATATTTTTATGCAGTCGTTTAGACCTACGACAGTAAAAAGAATGTTTCAAAATTGTAGAAATTTGAGTAAAGCAGGTTTTGGTTTTTATGCTACAGAAGCATATAGTGGTAGCTTGTTACAGATAGAGGATCAGTGCGGAGCAAATACGATAACAGACTATTCTTATTGCTTTGAAAACTGTGTAGCTTTAGGTGCATCAAGCGTAGTCGTTGATGTGTCAAATGGAATACAGCTACCTATTTATACGATGACTGATTCAAGGAGATTTAGTAATTATCGAACGGGACTGAATACAGAAGGATGTTTCAGAGGTGGTCCTGCACAAGGTACAGATTGTCCTCCTGAATGGAAATAAAATTAAATTAAAAAGAAATTATATATGAATCAATTAAATGTAAATAGAAACATTTTCTTAGAAAAAGAAGAAGTTTCAAATCTTCAGAATTTTCTTCAGAATAATCCTATAGGGAAGATTTTGATGTATACAACTTATACTTTTGGAATCGTATCAAACAATCCAAAGGTATTTGATACTGAGTTTAAAACAAAAGAAGGTTTCACAGACAACAATTCTTTTAAAGTTGAAGAAGGAACTTCTGTAGGAACAATAAAGATATTGCCAGGTATGGCTGTGAATAATTTAGCTCAAGTAATTAACATACCTACAATATATGACAATTTTGCAGTTCCTGCAGATAATACGTATTATTGGGTTAAGATAAGTTATGCAACAAAGAATTATGAAGACGGTTATGTTTCGATTAATCAAAAAGGAGTTGTAACGGGAACAGTTAATTTTGCAGGGAAAGTAAGAGGACAAGCTGCGAAAACAAGTGTTTCGATTAAATTCTTGAAAGATGATGGTTCACAGCCACTGAACAATTCTATCTACGAGATAGTGAATATTATCGATGCGAATAACTTAGTATTGACATCAGAATCAGATTTTGTAGCAGAAACAAATCTAAGAGTAGTTATTTTAGGAACAGTACCGTTAGGTAAGGTATTTACAGATACACAATTAGAAGGGCTTTACACCTATGATTTTTATAATGTATCATTAGTACCTGAAACAACTTTAGAACAAGCTCCTGAAAAATCTGCAGAAGAGTTTTATATCGCACGCATAAGAAATAATGGAGGTTCGATAACGATTGATAATTCAATCAAGAGTGAGTATTGGTCATTGTCTAATTTTGCAAAATCAGAAAAATAATGAAATTGTTGTATACAGTGAGTTCTGCTTATATGGCAGCTCAGAACAAATCGATTTATTCAATAGGAGGATTTCTGTCGTCTACACAGATACCCAACGATTCGTTTTCAAATCTGTTTGACGAATTAAGTCTTCTATCAATTAAAAACGCTAAAACAGAGTACAGAGCAATTGTTTTACAAAACGATAGTGATAAAGTTTTATCGAATGTGCAGATGTGGTTCGAGACTTTTGAAGACAATTACTGTACAATGCAGATAGGAGCTACGATACTGACTGAAGGAGAAAATGGAGAACAATATATGGAGCAATTGCCTTCTATGTATAGTAGACCGTTGAATACTCAACTCTACGATGCGAAAGAAGATTCAAAAGTAACAATTGGAGATATGCAGCCTGGACAAATGATTGGATTATGGATCTCTAGAAGTATTGATAAAGAAAAAGCGATTAAAGATTATAATGAAGTAGCAGAAATAGATTCTACAGCAACATTCACAGGTTCAAGATATAAACCTATTGTTCATAAACAAGAAGAGACTGTAAATTTGCAAATTTCTTGGGAAGATGTGTTGTAGATAGATAAACTTTTGGTATCTTTAGGCATTCGAAAGGGCAGAATTAAAATGCCCTTTCTTTTAAAGAATAGAGATACCATTTTGTTATGTTAGACAAATTTTGTGAAATATATGAGTATTTGGTAGCTAGATTGAACAACAATCCTGGATACGAATTAAAGAGGACTGATAAGAATATCGGTTTGATAGATAAATTCTTTAAGAATTCTCAGATTAAAACTGTAGATGAAATATGGAAGTATTTGTCGTTTCAAATTGTTTTATCAGATAGAAAGAATTCGAGGATATGTTATATCAATTTACCTAGAATTATTAGTTTAAACTCGATAAAACGATGGAATGAAAGAAGTTCAGAAGAGATCTTTATGGTATCGAGAATTTTGAGACAAAGAGGTCTTCAAAATCCAATAAAGGAGAGAAGAGGATTTTCAGAAGAGTACTTGGATTTTTTGAGACATAAATATTGGAATTCTCCTAGAGGATTTATTTTGTGTGAAGAGTACGAAGGAGGTCTTTATGATGAAATAAAATGCAAAGAGTGTAGATATAATAAAGCGTGTAGACATGACTAAAGAAGAATTTAAAACAAAGAAAGACGTTATCAATTCAAAGATAGAAGAATTGAATAATGAAATGGAAAACTCAAAAAGGAATATATCGAATCAAACATTAAATATCCTATAGGAAGTAAGGTTTGTATAATAACTCCTGCACATAAAGAAGTTCGTCTTTTTAATAACAAAGAGATGTTAGTTGCTGAATCCAGAGATTGCGGTTATGTTATGAATTATGAGATTAATTATAGGAACGATATTGAGCCATGTCTTAAAAAAGTAAAGAAAGACGGAACTATATCAAAAACAAGTTTATACGTTAACTTTAAGAAGGTTAAAATAGAACTAGTAAAGGAGTAATTGTTATGGCAAAGGTAATGAATTTAGGAGTGCATTGTAGTGAGTGCGTACACTATCTTCGGAAAGAGAATTAGAAGACATGATACATAGAGGGATTGTTTTATATATTGAGTAATTGAAAAAAGCCATGAAAGGAAATATATTTGACAAAATAAGAAAAGCATCTAATAAATACATAGAGTATATGATTGCTTGTGACTGTGTAGCCAAAGAAGCACAAAAACATATAGATTGGGACAATAATGTTTCATGTGAATATTATCCGTCTGATGGAATATGTATAATGATAGACGAGCATGTTTGTTGTGCTAATACATTCTTTGACTTGGTAGAAGAATCAGAAAACGGTATGCTTGATAGGAGAACTTTTATGACAAATTGTATTTGACATGGAAAGATAGGATTGTGAAAGAAATAAGGTATAGCGGCTGTATTCCGATAGTCGTGTATTGCGTACAAGTCAGAAAAGACAAACGTCTTTCGTCTGAATGGGTGAATGTAAAAGGTTTTGATACCTATAGGAAAGCAAGAGAGTTGTTATATGTTTTAAACGGTGATTGATATGAAAACAGTTAAGATTTCAAATTTGCAAGAAGGAGATTCGTTCATGTACAAAGGTGTAATGTATGAAATTGTTCATAAGGACAAATGGGAAACATATTGTAAATATATCAACGATAAACATAGATTAGGAGGATGGTTTTCAAGTGAATATCTTTATTGTAAATTTAGTAATTATACAAAAGTGGAGATTTAGATGCTATGAGTAAATATCAAACAGAAGCCGGGATAGAATGTACTCCCGAAGAATGTAAGTTGATTGACTCTTTGAAACGACTTGCAAAAAAGTGGGAAAAAGATGGTAAGCGGTTATGGCTTTACAGTGCAAGTGGAACGCTACATGTAATGATGCACGGAAATACAGAAGATAATCCCGAACCAGAATTTGAAAAATTTGGAGGCAGTAATTACAACAATTCAATAGATACTATAGATATTCCAAATGATGGTGGAGATTGGTAATTAACTAATAACAAGAAAGATATGAAACAGACAGTAGAAGAAGCGGCAAGTGAAAATATCCTATTTAATCATAGGACAGTTGACAGAACTTTGAGCGGTAAAGATTTGGCAAAGTTTGGAGAGATGAATTTCGTTCAAGGTGCCGAATGGCAATCCAAGCAATCGCTAGAAGAGAAAGGATTGATTATGGAAATAAAGAACGGAATAATAAAAGACGGAATGCTTTATGTATTGTCGCCCGGGAACAAAATCCCTTGCAAAGAATGTTTATTACAAAATGAATGCAATAATAGTGACGACTATTTTATTTGCGATATGTTTGGGGCAGGCAAAGATGAATGTTTTGTCAATAATGGTAAGGTAACGGATATTAAGATAGATAAGGAGGAATGACAATGGATTACTTATTAAAAAGTACTATTTTCAATAACAATACTTGTGTTAATTCTTAAAGTTATATGGATTGATTAAATTAGTAACTATGGGATTTACAACACCGTGCTTTATACGCAAAAATACACCGGAACTTCGGAAGAAGCTGGAAGAGTTGGGGTATAAGCTCAATAATGGCAAATGGATGGGCAAATATCTTGCGGCATTCCAAATTAAAGAAACAAAGGAATGGAGATATGTTGCATCCCCTGAATGGGATTTGCAAAATAACCCAGATATAGATGCTTCTATTGATTGCGGAACCAACGAAGAACTTTTCTTGGCTATAGCTTCATTGAGGAATGATACAGACAAGAACCAATGGTTTACGGATGGAGATAAATGGATTCTGTGTCCGGAAATCAAGTTCTCTACCTATTGGACTTACAATGATGTTTACATTAACACGGATACCGTCCACAAGGCTACCGTAAACGAACTGATTGAACATTTTAAAACAAAGAAGAAATAATTATTATGGATAATTTAAAATTATATATCGCCCGTGACGAAGGTAAATGGGACGAAGATATACAAACAACAGGAGAATTGAATCTGTTTTACGACACGCCAGAGCTTTTGTTTGACGTAGAAAATTCGATATCATATTGGGGTAATGCTCGTAAGATAGCACAGATTCCATCATATATGTATCCACAAATCAGAGATAAGGAGTGTTTTGTTTTCAACAATCTTGAATTACATCAAAATTTTTAATGTATACAAAGCGAATTAAAGAAGAAGTAAGACCGTGTGTTTGTTGTAAAATTGATCACAAAATTTACAACAGAAGTTTATGGTTATGTAGAGAGTGTGATAAGAAAAGAAAAAAGACCTCTCTAAATAGAAAAACCTTAGGAGAAGAAAATAATGATTTAAAAATCGTTTTTCAAGAAATATGGGAGACAAGAAAACATAATTGTTTTCATTGTGGTAAATATTTAGGTAGTGAGTCAAAAGCAATATTTTTTAGTCACATTTTATCAAGAGGAGCTCATTCGAAATTGAGATGTGATTCTGAAAATATTGTACTGGCTTGCGCTGATTGTCATTATATCTATGATTTTGGGAACAGAGATAAATTGGAACGACAAATACCTGAAGAGTTAATTCGGAAACTTTTAGAAAAAGAGAAAAATGAAAAATGATAAAGAAATAATTGAGTTATGTATCAATGTATGTATAGGTGCTGGCTTAAAAAGATTTGCTTCTAAATTAAAAGATTATATTACGTTTCCTGATAAAGAGAATAAAGATAAATTATATAAGGAAGCAGAAATGTGGATAGGGTTTGAAAGCAACTTAAAAAAGCGTAATTTTACATTTGGTAATGATTTCAGCATATTGAAAGGTTTTATCATTTCACAAATGAAAGATTACAACAAAGAAGGTGAACCTGTTATCATTATAAATAAATTAGATGACGATACGGCTTCGTTTAAAGATAATCCTATTAAAAATTTATATATAGTATATCAAAACGAAGTTCAGAGAGATATTGATTTTGAACGATTATTATTAGCAAGAAATTAAAAATGGAAAGATATCTTTTGAAAGAAGTAAATGCACAAGGTTTAATGCACTGGATGAATGAAAACTTCAGAAAAGAGAATGGACAGAAATTTACTCGAAACGATATTCAGGCATATATTACAAGAGGTCATTTACCGGAATATTTAGGAGGTAACGAAATTGTGTTAATTC